TGGTGCTCCATTTCCTTGACGGGGCACGTTTTGAGGCGATTGATTATCAACCCTTGATACGCCTCCAACCAGTCCTTGAGCAAGGTTTGCACCGCCGAAGCTAAATCCCGTTCCTGCATTTCCGCTTGCAGGTTGTCCGTTATTTTGGACAGTGTTGAATAATCCGCTTTGTTCCGAGCCATTGCCTTCGCCTCCAAATAATAATTGTAATTCAGGTGGTAACATCAATAAATATTGAGGTGGTAATACACCAAATGTCATGTACGATTGCAATGCTTCAGGTGGTAAGCTACTTAACACTTGTTGTTTAAGCTGCATATCCATAATTGCACGTTGTTGTACAACTGCTGGGTCTGTAACATAATCGTTGTAGTTTTTAAAGCCAGCACTTTCAATCCATTTTTTAAACAGATTGTAAATGTTTTGTGGTGTTACGATAGGAATACCAGCTGCTTGTGTTTGCATTAATGCCGTAAGCATGGTTTGCAATGTCATAATGGTAGATTCTTTAGTAGAAATACTAATACCAGCATTGACCACTAAGTCAAAATTACCATTAAGGTCGTCAGGACTAATACGTAACTGTTTATTCGTTAGCCTAATCACGGTGTCTTGGTCTACAAATTTTTGATTGAGGCTAACCATGAAACGAAACAGTTCCGATATTCCTGTCTCCGCAAACATACGAGCCACTAATTCTAGCCGTTGTGCACTTTGCCCTAAAATAGCTGATATGCCAGTCGCAGTATTGTGAGTCACGGTATAGGTATATTCAATACAAAATTGACCATCTGGAGCATCTACTGTTAAACAACGCATTGGGATAGGTTCAATTTCAGTAATAGAAACAATGCGAACTTTATTAACCATTCTAGTTTGACGTTTCCATTTTTTAGCTTTTTTAGCTAGTTTGAACGGATTATCTAACGCAGAAATACCAATATTGTAATATTTAGTATTAGGTTTAGCAAGTTTTCCGGGGTTTGTTTCTGTAACTGTTACGTCCCAACCAAGTGATTTCGCTAATCTAACTACATCATCACATAATTGACCTTCTTTTTGAGTAAAGATACAGAACCCACCACTATGATGACAGCCATCTGTGTCCATTAAACCACGAAGTAATTCTAAGCGTTGTTCGTAACTTGCTTCAAAATAGATTTCTGGGATGTGTTTAACGCCACTATTTTCACTATATGACTTACGAATACCCAAATCAATACAAATATCAGTCAAATCTGTATCTTTAATGCGATATGTTACTGCCTTACCAGAATTTTGGTGTTTAGTTTTTTCAAGATAGCCACCATGTTCAATAGTCCAATTGTTTACATATTCGATAATTTCTTCGTCTTCTGAACAGAATACGTTTTGCCAACTACCACCATCGCCTAGCCATAATCCTAAGAAGTATGGGTCCAATGGCAAATCTTTATCTAAACCTGATAAAGGTTTTTGAACACGGTCAATGTAGACTCTCTCTTTATATTTTGACATATAATTGAAGATATGGTCTGTATCAACCGTTTTTCTAGTGCCACGTTGGTTTTGGATTGTCCATAAATGTTCGCCACCAGCACGAATTACTTCTCCATTAGAGAATTTTAATTCATATGCTTTTTTAGGAAGCTGAATTTCATGTGCCTTGATAACAGTGGTTGGTTGACCATTTTGACCTACGAGAATATCGCCGTCTACAATGTCTTTTAATTCTTTAAATTTGCCATTAGCTAAAGGTATCATATGGTGAATATCACACATTTTATTAAGACTATTAGCATCAAGACCTTGGTTATACCGTGTAATACCAGTGCGATTTTCTTTTTGACCTTCTAAATACTCCAAGAATTGGAATGTTTGAGGAGATAATTGGTTGACTGGCATTGGCATCGCTACATCACCCATATTAGACCCCGGTTTTTTACGAATAACTTTACGACCTTCAATATAGTCAGAGATATTAATACTATCTTCTGCTAAAATCATTTTAGGGTCATTAGTTAAGGCGATATTTTGTACAATTTGACGTGTAAGGGCAACTTTCATGTCCTGTAATTCCCCAATTAACTCTGCATAAGAGCGTTTAACCCAAATACGATGAGGGTCTTTAGTTGGAGAAATAGAAAAGAATGGGTGTCTACCCATATAGTTAGGTTCTGCACGAAGAATTACATCACCAGCAATAGTAATAATCATATCTTCAAGAATACCATCGTTATTAAAGTCAATTTTAGTATAACATTCATAAATCGTAACTTCTTCACGAGCTTTATCTTGTTGATTATTATGTAATGGCGTGTAGTGGTCTCCAATTACATCTTCTACTTGGTCTGTAATCCAAGATACAGGACCATTATCAGGGTGAACCATATCGACATTTGCGTAAATACCTTCACGCTCTTTTTGACGAAGATGAGACATAGTAACCTTTTTACGGTGTGCTACGAAATTCGCATCTTCGAGGTTTTTAGCATCAGGAGAATATAAAAACTCCGATACTAATATGTTTTCTAATTTAGGACTATTCTTAATATAATACGGAGAATTCCATGTTACAGTGAAATCACCCATTATATCAGGTCCTTCTACGTTGGTAATTTCTACACCAGTTTGTGTTAAGAGTTTTAATGCATCAGCATTAAGCTGTGCTGTTTCTGGTGTATAACCTTCTGTACGCTCCCAATAGCATTTGATAATACCCATACCAGTAATCAAAGCATCTTTCATCCAGTTATACAAGATAGGGAAGAATTTGTTTTGTCTTTGTAATTGGTATACCAATAAGCTTTGCATAACTTCTGCATTTTGGTCATCTTCTTCTGTAACACCAGCTACAGTAATTACTTCATCAGAGCCAGTAAATACTTTCATCAAAGATGGTAATGCCCATTCTATAGTATCTGCCACATCTGTAGATACCAAAGAAGAAGTTTTACTTAAAATAGGGAATTTATGAGCATAATATTCTTTATCTGCGTAATAGATATTGTAACGCTCACGCACAGTAGGCTGAATAATGGATTGTTGATACGCCTCAGCATCGGCAATATCAGCTTTTACTAAACTTAGTAAAGCCTTGTCAGCTTCCTGACCAGTTAATTCAACTGTGAAATCTTCAGCCAATCTTACATCGCACCTCCCATCGGTATATCAGCTGTACTTACCGTACCAAATGTACCAACAGGTGGACTGGCAATAGCTGAAATGTGTGCTAAACTATCAATTAAATCATCATGTAAAGATTTAGGGAATGACAAAAACTCACTCTCTAACTCTACTAAGAAATCCTGTCCCATAGGGAACCATAATGTACCAGCTTTAAATCTTGGCTGCAAAGCTGCAATACGGATTTCTTTTTTCTCTTTTGCTTCTAAAGGTTTAACGGTAAACCAAGTATTACGCTTAATCATTTCCTTTTCCACAAAATGAATAAGAGCCGCTTGATAAGCGACTTTTTCAATACCAACATAAATTGGTCGGTATTTTTGAACCATTTGGAATATGGTATCAATTGTTTTAGTTGGGTCCCACCTACCATAATCAATCTCAAGTAGGAACCAATGGTTATCTGGGTTTACAGCAACAGCACAGACAGATGTAAAGTCAGCTGTTTCCTTTTCTGAAATAGCCAAGTCACATGCGACGAATACAGAACATTCTTCTAGTTGTATCGTATTAGGGTCATAATACCTGAAGTATTCTTTCTTAAAGATTTGGCTTTCAGGAGAAATAGCAATACATAGCTTTTCACGTTCCCAAATATCTAACTGACCAAGTTTACGCCACTTTTCACGTTCATTATTAATAGCTTCTACTGGGTACATTTCTTCCCAGTTAGATTTACCATCTTCATTCAATACAGGAATGCGTTCCGCATCAAAGTCAAGTTCCTCTTTGTTGGATATTACCTGTTCAATAATACACTTTTCACCAAGGTTATTACCGATAAAGAATATCCGTGTATTTTTACCAAGGAAATACACATCAGATAAGAACCATTGATAGTCAGATTTTTGTACTGTATCAGATAAGCTATCTTCCAAGTCTTGAGGGTCATCTATCAAAATAATATCAGGTCGTCTATCTTTGTTATTTAAACCACGGACACTAGAACCTTTACCATACGCTTCCATACGTACAGTAATTTCTTCACCATTCTCGTCTTTAACTACAATCTCAAATGCTTTCTCAGACTGCTCTTTAATACGAACAAGATTAAGGTTCATTAATTCGTTACTAGTATATTCTTCAGCAATATCTTTAAGTCTTCGGCTGGCTGCCCGTTGGTTAGCCATGATGAATACGATATATTGTTTCTTCTTGGATGGAAATACCAAGCAATGAATTGGGAAAGCTCTCAATACATACGACGTTTTTGCTGATTCACGAAAACCTTCTACAGCATAATGTCGATTACCATTCAGTAATACATCTCCCCACTTGTAATGGAACCAAGCAGGCTTGACTTCGTGTTCTGCTGGAAGAAACATTTGTCGGAATAATACCAAATCATTTTTGCATCTGTCGTATATCTCTGCTAACTGTTCAATTTCGTTTGACATTACCAATCTCCTTTCTTGCCCTTTCACTACTATCGGTGAAAAATACGATTTAGACTTTTGTTTGTTTCATAACAGTTCATTTGGTAATACCACAAGCTAATTTGGATTTGTAAAAATATTACACGTTATCGGTTTCGTAATAGATAGTACTACGGTATTTTGAAGCCCCACCCTAGAAAGCTGATAACGTCTTTTTCTGACGAGTACGTAAGTACGAGGAAGAAAAAGAGAAAGATAAAGAAAGAAATATATAAAGAAAGAAAAGAAAGAGAAAAAGAACTAGTAAACCATACAATATGTATTTTGCCATTTTTGGGTACTTACGATACCCCTATGGTATCAAAATAACCCTATTTGACCCTGTTTCTGTTGGGAAACAAAAACGGTACAACTCGTAATCAACTGTGAAACAATTACTTCATGTTATCTTCATATTTGTATTAGTTTTTATAGGGAGAAGTTATTGCTCATCATTGGGTGCTCTTCGACCTATAGGTTTATAGATTTTTGTATAAATGTTTTTGAGAAGGTATGGATTTTTGTATAAGCAGTCTCTATTTTCTATGTCCCGCCACCACCCGCCAAATGCGAAGCCCCACCCCCTGAGAGGGGAGGTAGGATATATCGAAAAGTATCGAAGCAGATAGAAAAAATTCACTGTATCACAACGAATAATATATAGTGAGGGGGGTAATGTCGCAAAAAGCGGGGTAAATACAACGCATTGCACTATATCAGCGGAGGTATGAGATAGTGTAGCCACGGAAAGCGAATGGCTTTCAGGGTATCAATAAACGATACCAACTATTCATTAACGCTTGAAAGCGTAGAAAGAGGTCTATCATGGCTAAAACTGTTACAACAAAATTCGAATTACAAAACATCATTAAAAACGCTAAAAAATTACAAGATGGCGAGAAGTTACCGATTCGCGACCATGCATACGGCGTATCTGTAGATAAAAATACAGGGGACATTACTATGGTGTTGACTATGAACGCCCGTGATATTGTTAAGTCCGCGAAAGGCTCTAATTTTGTCATTCCTGTTGCCAACACTACATCTGTACGGGGGGCTGGCGTCGTAGAAGCCCATAGCGATGACGGTTTGACTGTACGCTTATTTACTGACAGAATATATATTTCCACTGTAGAATTAGAGGCTGAAAAAGAAGTAAAAACTGCTAAAACATCTAAAACTGCACAATTAGAAGCGGACATGAAAGCACTTATTGAAAAAAATCAAGAGGCGGAGGCTCGTGCTGAAAGACTTGAAAAGATGATGGAACAGCTATTGGCAAGTCAAACAAAATAATATCTTGAGAGGGTAGTCTATTAAGGCTACCCTTTTTTTGTATCTATTCTATTGTATACAATTTAGTTTTATATGTTTATATTACTATATACGTATATTTGATACAATGGAATTTTATTCTTTTTATTACCCCGCCTGACTAATTGTGTACAATTGAATTGTATTCGATTATCTGGTATTTTTTATTGTCTTTAAAATCGAACATATGTTTATATATATTGTGTAAAATTGAATTGTGTATAATGTAGTTTGTGATTATACTTATATTGTATACAATTGAGTTTTACACTATTTTATTTTATAGAAATTGTATTGCATACAATTTGATTTTATTATATTATATCTTATACTGTATTATCTTATATCGTTTATATTTTATACAATGGAATTTGATACTTTTATTTTCCCCGCAACCGTATTGTATATAATCATATTGTACTCAATTTAGTTGTACCTGTTTTAATTTGATATTATTTTATGGTATTCAATTGTATTGTATATTGTGGCATCATGCTCAATTAATTGTATGCAATCTTATTTTGTATTATTCAATCGTGATAATTGTTAGTTTTGTACAATTTAATTTTAGGCTATCCTATTGTGTAGGGTAGCCTTTTTTTATGTCCAATTATATTGTGTACAATTTAATTGTGTAATTAAAAACGCTTTATTTGCCCTGTATGGCGTTTTTATATATTCAATGATAGATTATACCTAAAAATAGTTAGAAGCACCTTAGAGGCTAATATAATCAATTCTAGGGCTATTGACAAAATTATATATATATGGTATTTTATTATATTTACATTTGATAAAAAATACAATTATATTTTGTACAATTTAATTTATAATAGATTGGTTGTATACAATTATTTTTAATTATATATAATCACGCACGATATATTTTTTATATATTATATTGCATACGATTTAATTTCACATACACGTATTGTATAAAATATAATTTGATGTAACATCGAACATACGTTTGCTTGAGTGGCTGGGGTGCATGACGTGAGAGCTTGCCAGCCCGCATGGTTGCTGGGTTTTGTGGTAGAGCCACGGAGATGGGGCATAGTGAGGTTGTCCCCGACGGACAGCACCACGTTGGGTAGACACAATACAAATTTTTAATTAGTGCTTGGTATCTCCAGAAAAAAGCGGAGAGAAAGGTGGTCTATTATGGCTGAGATTTCCCAAACAGTAAAAGACGCTTTGTATGAAAGTGCGTCTACTAATCATGAGTTCGACGAAAACGGTGATGAAATACTCATTATTGTTTACGAACGCACCGACGTAGAACGTGTAGCCAATCTATTTGGCATGGATTTCGATATCCTAAATGCTTATTGGTGTAGTTTCTTGGGGGTGTCATTATGAATACCCACACGAAACAATATATGAAATTCTACAGCTGGATTAATCATAACAATTTAGTCAATCGCGTATATCGTTTGTCATATGACTACGATTACGTATCAAAATTGTTTGAGTATGATGAAAAAGAGCGTAATACGGATTATGCTACTCAGCATGCTAATGATTATGCGGCATCGCATAATGATTATGATGATTTCCACTACATGTCAACCCACGATTTGTGGAAGGAATATAAACGCCTTCAAGAATTATGGGATAAATATGAAAGTGAGGTAGAAGTATGAGAGCTGAATTTAGTGTAACCTATCCTGCTGGTACTGATTTCTTTCTTATGTTAGACAGTGCTAGGATTATAGCAGCTCACATGGGTGAAGATTTGCCTGATGAGTTGCAAGCTGATGACCTAGAATGTTTAGCTACCGTAAGATGTGTCTCTATGCATACCATTTTGTTAGAGCATGAATATTTTAAAAAGGGCGAATTAGACTGGGAGTAAAATCCCAGTCTTTTTAAATTGGAGAAAATTATGATTTCTGACGATGTAAAGTGTGCATTATATGAGCATGCAACTAGGCACCTAGAAGCTGAAAAGAGCCGTGGTGAAAAGATTATTGTTGAATACGACCCAGTAGATGTAGAACACATCGCATACTGGTTTAAGGTTAATGTTCACGAACTAGACAATTACTGGCGTGATTATTGTGGAGGTCATTATGACAAAAGAACGTTATCGTAAACAAAAAAAAGACAAAGAGTATTGTGAAGATACGTTATTTCTATTAGGTGTATTCGTATTATTATTAATAATTGGTCAATGGTGTCAACATCATGGCTATTTAATATACCTAGACTTTTAGGAGGCATCATGTTTAAGCCTGAAAACCCATTGGAATTATTGACAATTAGAGCATTTATGCAATATTTTGACCATGATGGTGTATTGCCATTAGGGAATAGTCTTTTTTCTGTTGCATATGAAATCTATGTTCGTGATTTTTATAACGAATTTGATTATGATGTTACATGTATCTATGTTGAAAATGGGCATATTTATGTTGACTATTATAATAACATCGCAGAGTGTTATGATGGTGATACAGCACCATTATGGACACCAGAGGAGTGTTTGTATTACACACTTGCGTCAGTTGGCTTAATTAATGAGGCTAATCAATATAAGAAATTCGTTGGTAAAGACCGTAAATATCGCCAACCGTGGAGGTATTACTGGAAGATAGATTGGAATGTGTCATTATAGGAGGTGATATATGGGATTAGATTTACTATGTATTGGAATTGCAGTATATATTGGTTACTGCATTTATATCGTGTTTAAGCAATAAATGCTTAGGAAGGAGCCTATTATGGCACGTACAATTTTTGGAATTTTTGCTTTATGGTTAAGCGAAAAACAAAAACTAGATTTTTCTGTTGGTAGAGAAGTATCTACCGACCTCAATGGTGAGGAATTGACAATTCTTGCTAATCAATACGGCGTTAGTAATAATGTCGTAGAATTAGCATACAGTATGTGGACTGTAGCAAAACCTACGCAAAAATTGATTGAGCGTATTTGCCAAAAAGCAATGAAGCTCAACAATAAAGATAAAGTATTTCTTTTCAATTCCGTATGCTTGCCACAAGATATGGCTTTTGAAAATACGGATTATAATAAACAAGTTTGCCGTGGTAATAAAGCTGTACAAGTTGCTATGGAAAGTGCCGAAATTGGCTTGTATTCCACATCCGATGACTTCTTTTTTAATGATAAGGACTTCGGTTTTATGAGTTTTAATGAGTTACGTAATACCGAATTATCTTTTACCATTCAAGACTGGTTTAATGTAGAGAAGTGAGGGAATAGCATGTTTTTATTCAGCTATCATGGGGAAATATTGAACAAAACTCCCCATGAAGTGACTATACTTGATGAAACAGGTGACATCGACCAAGTTATTCCTGCTGTAAAAGGTGAGGAATGGAGATTGGATGAAGTTACCACACTCCAAGGGTATATCAACGGTATTAGAGTTACTAAAACGGTATATCGTTGTTCGCAATTACCAGAGCCTAAAAAAGGTGTATGGTATATTGTATCAGCTCTATTCAAGTTGCATTATCCAGAAAGGGACGATTTATTAGTTCCTGCTGAAGTTATCCGTAATGGAAGCAAAGTAGAAGGTTGTCTTAGCATTGGTATTTAGGAGGTAATATGAAAAATCTAGGTTTAACGGTAAATTCCGAAACGGGGTTTGCTGTATATCGAAACAAGGAAGGTGAAATTACATTCACCGAATTTGACGGGTATAAAACATCAAAATTAGATAGAGCCTCTCAGACAATGAAAGGTTTTAAAAAGGGTGAATTTAGATTACATGTGGCACGCATGTATCGTCCTGAAGTTTTGTTAGTACAAAGCGATTTGGATAAGGAGCTTATTAAATACGGTGCCTTGCCATATATTGTTGGTAGTCCAACACACGATAAATCTACATTACGTATTGGTACTATTTTAGGGAAGCAATATGTTAGTTTAGTTGCTATCCCTAATTTTCAAGTAGATAGCTTGCACGAAAGTTTAAAACGATTTGGTACCGACCTTCGTAGCATTAGTTATTACGGCGAAGGACTTTATCAATTATGTAAGGATAAAGCTAAAAAAGATGTACCAACTGTCATTATCAGTAGTGATAAGACAATTACTATTGGGTTGGTGTTTATTAATGGTTTGCTTTGTGCCGCTAGATATTACAATGATGGTGAACACAAAGTAGGGTTTGTAGAAAGATTAATTTCCTCTACAACTTTGGCACAAGATTTGCCAAAATGTCAAATTGCATTGTTTACATCAGAAAATGATGTATGGCAGAAACAATTAAAATCGTTTGATGTATTAAAAATCAAACGCTATTTCAGTAGTAATAAAGAAATTCTACATCCTATGTGGTATAATTCTTTAGGTTTAATGTTAAAGAAAGGTGGTATTTTTAATGCCTAAAAAAATGGTTAAAAGATTTTATCCTATAGCTTACGCTATGAAAACACGTACACTATCAGATTGTTTGACACAAGTTGGTAGAACAGCAGATGGTGTTGATGGTACTATCGAAGTTTATTCCAACCCATTCTATACGGAAAAAGAGTTCCGCAGAAAACCATCTAATATTATTGATATTGATAGAATTATTGAGGGGGAATGGTTATAATGATTACATTAGGCATTAAAATTAAACACGGACGTAGTGTTTATCGTGTAATTGGCGATGGTTATAACCATGAAGGAGCATACGGATATTTATGTGCTAGTAATGATTCACGTGATTTCTTTCTAGCTGATGAATGTACTGTTCTTTTACCTTCTGAATTACAGATTACACCTACTGATAGTGAATTAGTAGTGGAAAAAGTAACAGGTAGAACTGTTATTAATTATGGTTGTACTACAGACACACATAGAAAATGTAAATATCATGTTGGTCAAGTCCTTAAAGATAGATATAACAATATCTTAACTGTTATGACACGTGGCGATGTGGTATATTACTACTGTGCTGCTATCGACAGTAAAATCTTGGTAGTAGACGATGATACAGAAGTAATTGGTAATATTAATACGCATTGTGCTATAACAGGTAAACCATTGGGTAATGATGTTATTATAGTTAGAACAAAACTGGGTATCATGCGAATGAATAAAGATGACAAACCAGAGTTCATTAAGAAATCGTTTGTAAGTGGTAATTGGTACAACCCTCAAAACTTCCACTTGATTTTAGGTAAAGATTATGAAAATCTATACATTGGTTTTGATGAGTTAGATAAACTTGTGGATTATCCTGATTTTGCCATTTGTAAAGTTACTGGCGTGCCGTTCTATATTGCAGATGAACGTGACATTGTTAAACAATCGGGTATACACCCAGTATTAGTAGACCAATTCATTGTTACATGTCCTCTATCTCATCAAACAGGATTGAAAACAGAAATGATAGAAGGTTATATTTCTGGCACTGGTAAAGTTTATTTCCACCCTAGCGTAAAAGACAGACTTGTATGTCATAATGGAACATATGGTGCAACTGAAGAAGACTTTATTTTTGTAGAAGATTTGGGCAAGAAGTTTAGTAAGGCACGACGTAATGAATTTTATCGACATTCAAACAATAAATATTATTCGTCCCAAAGTGCAGCTCCATTGACTGGCTTACATTCTTACAATTTTAAACCAGAGCCAGTGTTTAATGGTGAAGGCAAGAAATTCCTTGGTATTGAAATGGAATTCCACCGTTGTGGCGAAAGTAATGAAAGAGCTGATTTGATTATTGGTGATTTAAACAAAATTGTCTATGCTAAACATGACGGCTCATTACGCGACGGAATGGAGTTCGTTACTCACCCATGTACACCTCAATTCCATTTAAGTAATATCGACTATGATAAATTCTTTAAACGTGTGCAAGATTTGCATGGTGAGTCTAGTGCAAACTCAGGTTTACATATTCATGTAAATCGTAATTTCTTCAAAGGCAATAATGAAATTGCCAAAATTATTCGATTTGTTGAAAATAATTTTGATACATTAATGCTTTTTGCTTGCAGAACTGATGAAGATAGTAATTGGTGCCAAAAGTATGGAATGACAGTCAAGGAGTTATCTCAAATTTATACTGTGGCAAAAGATGAAAACGAAAAATATCGTGCAATTAATCTTTGTCCTAGTCAGACTGTAGAGTTCCGCATGTTCCGCTCCACACAAGATGTAGAGCGAATTCATGCTTATATTCAGTTTGTCGATGTAATTACCGACTTAGCGAATATGAATTCTATACGCTATATTGGTTGGAGTAACATCGCTCGTATAGCGAAAAATAAAAAATACATTGAGTTACGTAATGTCTTACAGAAGACAGGATTATTAAAGGAGGCAAAATAATGTGCGTTATTGCTTATGCATCTAAGTATACAGAGTTATCAGAGAAAGAATTTAGAAACTGCTTCGTAAATAATCCTGATGGTGCTGGTTTCATGATTTACGATGATAACAAAAAGAAAGTTCATATTCGTAAAGGGTTTATGAATTTTGATGATTTTTGGAATGCAGTGAAAGACCTTCCTACTGACAGGGACCGTGTATTCCACTTTAGAATTGCAACGTCTGGTAAAATTTCGCCAGAATGTTGCCATCCGTTTGCACTTAGCGACAATTTGGAAACAATGCGTGAAACTGATGTATTTACAGATATTGGTTTTTCTCATAATGGTGTAATGAGTGACTTTACACCAAAAGAAGGCATGTTATCACCTTATAGTGATACAATGTACTTTGGTGCACAAGTGTTATTCCCTCTTAAAGATAAACTGTATAAAGAAAGCACTCAATATCTTATCAAAAAGGCGATGGGTACAAACAAGTACGCTATCCTTGGTAAAAAAAGTGCGATTATCCTTGGTTCTTGGAATACTTCTACTGAAACAGGTATTCAATATTCTAATACAAGTTATGAAGAACGCAAAAGTAGTTACTATTATGGTGGATGTGGTTATACATCTTATACTAGCTACTATGAATATGAAATTACACCGCCAGTTGGAGAACCAGATTGGTTAGCAAACTTTACTAAATTAGTAGAAGGTTACGGTAATACAATCATTGAACATTATATCGACGGTGGTAAACATTATGTTGTGCTAGATGGTTGGGTACAAACACCATTCTTTAATAGATATGGATTAAAATACTCCTCTTATTTATCTGGGTATAAAGTACCTAAAGCAGAAGAAAAGGTAAAAACCACATACACAATGGTTAAATGTATTGCAAATGGTGGTAAAACGCCAATGAATCAAGAAAAAATGAATGCTATGATGGAATTTATTGAAGATGAAAAAGGTGCTGTATGGGACTTAACTGAGAATACTAAAGATAAGTCTTGCGTATTCTTTGTCACAAATTTTCCACATGTTAGTGGTTCATTAAACGATATTTTTTATAGTGTTATCGGTACAGTGAAAGGTGTCTACGATGACAAAACTGGTACTGTAAGACTGGAGGCATAATGAAACTATACCCATATCAAAGACAAGGCGTTAATAAAATGCTTAACCAATCATCTATTTTCCTTTGTGATGATATGGGTTTAGGTAAAACTGTTCAAGTATGCACTTTAATTAAGGAACGAAATAAGTTCCCTACTTTAGTTGTTTGTCCTGCTCCTCTAAAAGAAAACTGGAAAAGAGAGTTGAAAACATGGGCTGGAATTGATGTAAATGTTGATGATATGAGTTCCAAAGTTATCATTACAAATTATGAGCGTTTAACCAGATATTTAGTTTCACTTAAACGCCTTAATATACAACAAGTTATATTCGATGAATGTCATATTTTAAAAACTCCCACATCTCAGTGTACTAAAGCAGCGATGAAATTGGTTGAAGGTGTTCGTTATCGTATTATGATTACAGGTACACCAGTATTAAACAGACCTAAAGAGTTGTTATGTCAATTAGAGATTGCAGGACTTACATATAAATTTGGTGGTAAAGATAAATTCCTAAGAGATTTCTGTGGAGCTTATCAATCACCATGGGGTACATCAAACGACGGTCATTCAAATTTATCAAAGCTCAATGAAGCGATGAAAAAAGTATGGATAAGACGTCTTAAAAATGTACAAAAAAATCTTCCTCCAAAAACTGTCCACATGGTTCCTTGTTGCACTATATCTCAACCAGAACCAACTTCGTTTGAGGAGATTGAAAAATACGATAAAGAAGTGTTAAAACAAAAACTTCCTTATTGTATAGAATACATTCGTAAAGTATTAGAAAGAGGTGAGTCCCTTGTGGTATTTGCACACCATCGAAATATTGTAGAAAAATTAAGAAAGGAATTTCCTGATGCAAAATACATCATCGGTGGTCAATCTAAACGAAATAGACAACAAAATATTGACAATTTCCAGATGCACTCTGGCTCGAATGCTAATCACACAAATTTGATTATCTGTAGTTTACAGGCAAGTGCTGTTGGTATTACCCTAACCAAAGCACACACGGCTATATTTATTGAATATCCGTGGTCGCCCTCTCTAATGGGTCAAGCTGAAGACCGTATACATCGTATTGGTCAGACAGAACCTTGCAATATTGTATATCTCTATGCTAAAGATAGCATTGATGAATACAGATTGCGAACTCAAAATATTAAGAAAACAATTATTAATCATACTATGAAAGAGGTATAAAATTATGGCTACAACTGTTGCACAAATGAACTTGATTATTACTAACTACGTTTCTGCTTTATCTGATAAAGAACAATTACGTTTTATTGCCAATTCTTTAAAACAAACTAAAGTATATTCTGCTACTCCATCTGGTGTTGCTCGTGCAATTTCTGAATTTGCCGCTACTAACACTGGTAAAGATGCAGTAGATACTATTAAAATCCCTGTTATCTCTTTAAACGAAGAAACGGCTAAGAAATTCGTATTCGTATCTAAAGCTGGTACTGTTAAAGTACGTGATTTACAACAAATCGTGTTAATGGCTATTAAAGCACGCACTAAGAAATACATCGAACGTGGTGCTGAAACATCTTATTTGTTAATTCAAGAATTAAAACGAATTGACCGTGAAATGGGTACCGAATTCTACGAACACTACAAAATGTCCAACCCAACTCCAGTTGTAATGGTTCAAGCACCAACAGAACCAACTCCTGAAACACCTTCTGAAACAGCTACAGAAACACCTGTAGAAAATGAAGTGAATGAAGAAGTAAATACTGCTGAAGTTTCCCAATAGTCCAGTGGGGAGCTTCGGCTCCCCTATAAAAAAGAGTGATGAGGTGAAATTATGATAGAACAAAAAACATTTAAAGTAAAAATAACAACATACAAAAATCATTTCAGATGGACACAAGATTTTCCTAATCCTGTAACAGAATTATCTTCAATGACATTATTAGCACTGTTTACAAGAAACTACAAGCACGGTGCTGCTTTTGTATATCAAATAAGTGAAGAGGTGTTTATATGCTAAATCGTTATGCATCAGTTACTAGCTATTATACAGTTAATTATAATATAATTAACAAATTATTTGGTCCTATTACAACGGATTATCAACAAACAGATAGCTCACCTGATTGTTATCTGTGTAATGAACTAATTGCGTGTTACGATAAAGATGATAACGGTGTGTTTTATTTGAAATTAGAAGATTGAGGTGATACGAATGATAAATAAAAATCAAAAAATTAGAATGACAGCAATAGAATATGTACCACAATTTTGTGGTGGAGCAAGTAGATATTATCGTGCTGATTTTTACATCAGTACAGTACTTGTCGAAAAAATGTTCCGCAACAAATATGCTAGAAATGATTATCAGGGTATGTTAAATGCATTTAAGGTGAAGTTATGTTAAATATATATCATCAAATCTCATTAATAGAAATGAGAGCAGCGAAAACTATTGGTAAATTATGCAGTTCAGTGCAACCTTACAGTTGGTATTTTACATATGACGATTTAAATAGTATACGTGATGTTTATATTAGAAATTATAAAAATGGATATGAATATACCATAGCAGGAGTAAAAAATGTTGAATAAAAATGATGGTGTTCGATTAATTGAAATAAGAGCCAATGCAGTGGCTTACGAACTACGAGGTGATACACACAACTATCCATTATTATTTATACACGAACAGATTCGTGGAGTATACAATATATTTCGTAATCAATATTCCGCTGGATATAATTATGAATTAGTACAGGTGAAGTATGATGAAGAAGAATGACACTTTTTTGATAAAAGAAACATCCAATGATGTAACTTTGCCATTCATTCGTCATAAAGTAGATACATCTGAATGTATATTCGTATGTCATAATGTCAAATGGCGATTAATAGACATATTACAAATGAGATACGATAATAATTATATTTTTGCAATAATGGAGCTAGATTATGATACATAACAAAGCCAAAGTAATATGTACATATACAGATTATCCGAATGTAGTAGATAAACTATCGTGTAAAGAACGTATTGGATATATATATGATGGTAATATTCTATTATTATATATTTATAAATATATGTATAATTACCAGCAGATGATTGAAATAAAATATGAGGGGTTATGTGATTAATTATGATAAACAAAAATGATAGACTGTATCAAGTCAATATAGTACATCCTAAACAGAGAATACGTGTATCTCAATTCATAAATAATAATAATTTATCAACATACGCAGTACCATTTGTAATGTTGGATAATTTTATATACTTATATCAATGTCATAATATGTTTAGAGTGGTGAAGTTAAAATGATAAGAGCGGCAGATGGTGTAATTTTAACAACTAAACATTACTCTAATTGTATAGGTAACGTTAGCTTTATATTTCATCCGACACGTGTTGCTGATGTATTATGCCCATTAAAATTAGCTTATAGAAATAATTATAGTAATAAAAATAATGCATATCGTAAAGTTATTGAAATAAAATACGTGAAGAAAAGAGGATAATGATGTTAAATACAAAATATTTATATCAATTTACAGATGTTATTAAACGACCGACTATAGTTAAAACTACTAGATATATGGAAAATTATGAACGTCTTGAAGACGAATGTGCGATTTCACAATTATTCTACTATTTATATGGTGAACGTTATTATGTAGATAGAATAAGACCATTTAAAGTGGTATTAACAAGAGGTGTAGAATGATTGATACAAAAAATATGTTAAGAGTATATCTTGTTAAAAATTATGCGTCTACGACATATACATACGGTTATTGTTGTCCTCCAAACAAATTTGGTCAAACTGTTTTAACAATAGATGGTTTATATATTATGCGATATGATACACGAGATTCTTACAATGCAATAATATATAAATCTATATGTGCAGCTAAATTACAAAGATACTAATGAGGTGAATATGATAAGGAAAAGCGATATATTAAAAGCAACTTCTATCCAATATGATGCGTATGAACAAGACTTATTATTTAATGTATTGCATGACCATTATTTGAGTATAGATGTAGAACCATTAAAATATTGCTACATAGGGCGTTACGGTAAGAGTATGTCACGTAATATGATTTATGAAGTTAAGTTTTTTGTATAAGGAGGAAGCATGATTAGACCAGAAGATAGATTTCGCTCATTGTGTGGGTGCTTTGTTACGTCTGAGATATTGACTACAAGAGTGCAATATAGAGTACAAAAGTGGCGTGATGATACATATGCGTTTTATATGAATATGTATAGCAATCGTTCAGTATCTAATACAACGTATTATGCTGAATTAATATAAAGGAGGTTATATGCAGAGAAAATGTCATAGTTGTAGCACATTATTTGAAGTGCACGGCAACGATGTATTATGTGATGCTTGTAAAAATCCAGCAACACGAAAAAGTTTTAAACCGCCTGAAGATACATTAACATGGCAACAAAAGTTTGACATGAAATGGCAACAATATGATGATGAACATGAATATGATGGTGTTAATGGTAAACGTGGTTCTAAAGCTACTCATTGCTGTGTGTGTGGTGGTAGATTACCACCAATTCAAGAACGTAAATATGGGAGGTTTTGTAGTAGTAAATGTAAAAGGAGATATAATGAAAGAAAAGATTGTTCATGATTTTAAAGGTTATATCAATGGTGTTCAATTCAATGATAAAACATTATATTATAGCGTAGAATATATTTTATCAGAATTGGAAGAAACATTTAATGTGGAAGTACCGTGGACACTGGTGTTTGCTTTGAAAAATCTTCTTGACAATTTATATAGAACACTTAGCGAATCACGAGAAAGTGAAGTAGAAGATGATTTAGTAAATTGTATTTACGACGCAGAAACTATTCAACAGTTGTGTTTTAGTAGTGTATGGTCTCCTTATGGGTATTTTTACCCCGTTAATAGTAAGTTTGTTGATTGGGATAATACTTATGGTAAAGACCCAATTATATACGATGAAACTAATAGCATTTAATGAAAGGTGGTGATTATTAAATAACAGGTATCAGTAATTTATAATATTATGTTTAGTTGGAGGTAAATAATATGCAAACAAATTTAAAAGCAAAATTAGAAGACATTAACGTGAAAGACACTCATGCACGTGCTACATTCCAATATGATAATCATGGTGTACGTGCTTCTATTACGAAAGACACTACAGTATATGAACTTGCACTTCTTGGTATTGAAATACACAAAGAAATTATACGTCGATGTGCTGACTCACACATGGAAGCCACTGAAGCTATGGATATTGTTAAAGGCATGACAGAAATTGCTATGTATGATTTAATGAAAGAGCAATTAATGGAATTGCTTGGTGATGACGCTATTGATAAATTATTAAATAAATAAAAAAATAAGCCCCTTAATTGGGGCTTTTTTTATGTCCATTTTTAGTTGTCAATCTCTTTAATACGATTAAATCGTGCGAGCATATCTTGTGTAACACGAGATTCAATAGTTGTAAATCGTGTTTCATTAATGGTTTTTTGTTCAGGTGCAAAACCAGCTCTATCTAATAAGTCTTTAGTAGCTTGGAATTTAACTTGGTCTGAACGAGCATTAAGTGCTAAATGATACATTTGGTCTGCCATTTCTTCTGCACGTTTTATAAATTTATCTTGTACTATTTGTTTTTGTTTTTCTAAGGCAATTTCCATTGTTTCAGTATGCTCTAATAATTTAGTAGGATAATTTGGTGAATATCCTGCTTCTGCTTTTGCTAATGCTGTATTACCAGTCTCAGCTTTTACACGAGCGTATAATTCTTGTTGAGCACTAGGCTTCGGTTTCTTCTTGTATTCCGAGGGTCTTGGCTTCTTCACACGCTCTTCTATACTCTTCCTCTGTTTTATATCCATGTTCATACCCCCATTTATAATAACGAATTCGACCTTTTGCCTTTTCAATCTTATCTTGCTCTAATAGCTTATCTTGTATTTCATCATCTACATTTAAACCTAATAAATATTCAGGTGGAAATGCAGATAAGATACCCATTTTATCTTTAGTAACGATAAGACTGCGACACTTTCTACGTTTAGTCGCATCAAGTTTAATTAGACCTTCTTTTTTCATCGCAATTACTAAACGCTTATATCGTTGTTCAGTGCTATCTAATATGTAATCAATGCTATCAAGGGGAATATAGGTTTTAAAGCCTACATTGATATAGGCTGTATTTAGTAAACTCATAATGAATAACCCCTTTCAATAAGAGATTGTAATTGGTGGTCTAAATAAGGAATGACTTGACGTTGATGTTCAATACCATTCATTTCAGCAATATAAAAACCACCTACTGTAGGTCTAATACCACTTGCTTTACAGTAATCAGGATATACTTGAAATGAACCTTGATGTAATTCCCAAATTTCTTTCGCTACTGGTTTTTTAACGTATTTGTTATGCTCAATAACTAATTTAGGTACAGCATACGGTTCATGGAAATGTTCATACCATGTTACATCAGCATTAAAATAATCATAATGATTTTTAGCCTTTTTGTGTTTATGTAAGATGTGATGAACGTAACAATTTTTGTTTACATTAAAATAGACAATACCAAATTCACCTTTATACAAGTTTCGGTCGCCCAATAAACTTGCAATCATCATTTCAACATTAATAAAGGCTTCATTATACGCACGTGCACCATGATTACCTGCGATAATACCAATCAGCTGACCTGTTTCATATAGTGGTCTAATATCATCTACAAGACTATATACTTGTTTATCACCACTACACCATTCTTCCAGTACATTACCTTTAGAATTTTTTGTGACAGTATTAGTACTATCACCACCTAATACCACTTTACAGTTCGGACCTAATGCAACAAGCATATTAACAGCTTCTTGTAATTGTTTACGATTATTTAACCCTTCATGCACATCAGATAATACGGCTAATGCACCTTTATCTGCGTCTACACGTACTTGCATAATATGCTTTTCGTAGCTATCGTTTAAACTTTTTATTTTTCTTGCTAACACGCTTAATGTACTCCTTTACATCATCATCAATCGTTGGGTCATGTTCTACATAAACAGTTATAAATTCACGTAATTTCGGAAGTAAACGAGCCACACTATTTTTAATGGACTTAGTTTTTCGTTCAGAATACGCTCCTTGTTTAACGTAGTATTCACCAGCTAAGACTTTTTTACAGAAAGATTTCCATGCTTTCTTATCACACATCATAGCATATGAATTGACCGCTTGCATAATTTTATTAATAGAAGCTGTGCGTGAAAGTTTATCAAAATACTCACTAGGGTTAGACATTTCTATTTTTTCTTTATTTTTATTATGTTGTCCTGTTTTATAAAACCATCTTTTATCTTTACAATATGCCGTAGCATCTTCCCATTCTTCACGTTTCTCCATTAATTTACGGACAGTAATTATTCCTCTCTCAGGCGTTTCGGCTGTGTTTACAATATCAATATACCATTGGTCGTAATCTTTAGCCATTTGTAGAACCAATACCGCCTTTTCGTTCTTTTACTACTGTGTCACCAGTGCATAAATAATTTACAAATACACCTTGTGCTACATATTCACCATCATCAATAGTTACATTTTCATCTGTATTATTATATAATGCTAACATAATATGACCTTCGTTGTCTTCATTATTATAATAATCAGAATCAATTACACCTGTACCATTAGCTAAGGTAATGCCACGTTTAATACCAATAGATGAACGCACAAAAATTAATAATACCTCATCATCTTCCATACATGCCTTAATCCCTGTATTAAAGATTTTAGTAGAATGAGGTGGGATAACCCCACCTTCAACTACCGCTAAATCGTAACCAGCAGAATGTTTTGTTTTTCTTTCTGGTAAAACACCGTTAGGCATATAAGATACTTTTGCAAATAATCTCATACAACCTCCTATTTATTAACATTGACTTCAGTTACGTAATGTTTTTGACCATCTTTTTCATAAGAGCGAGTTTGTAGGCGACCTTCTACACTAACAGGTTCGCCCTCAACTGCATTTACATATTGGTCAGAAAATTCATTCCACGCTACGCAATTCACAAAAGATGTAAATTGTTTTGTTTCACCTTTTACTTCCACTTCGTCAACACATTTAACTGTAAAGTTACATACTTTACCAGAACCAACCTCTTTGGTTTGAGGATTACGAGCCATAACGCCTTCAAGAATTACTTTGTTCATACTTTACTCCTTAATTAACATAAACTGTGGTATATCGTCTACCAAAATTGACAGCTTCGTCATAGCTGTCCATAAAAATATCAATAACCCCATATACGCCATCTGCCATTCTATCTGCTACTGTATAAGGATTACCATCAATATACACTGTAGTTCCAAGAGGATAGTCATTAGATGCAACGGCTCCTACATAGGGATATTCACCGTTAGCCATTACAGAACCAGTATGTGTATAAGCTGTAAGCTCTACATTAACTGGATATGCAAATGTAATAAGTGGCAACATTGCCAAAATCGTTGTGATAATAAATAATCTTACCTGTTTAATAAAATCATCCTTTCTAAAATATTTTCTCCATAGTATATAGTAATTCCCGACAAGCGTCTGCTTTGGCGTCGTAATACCTCATATTTATGTCATCATTTGCCTCTGCATAAAAATCACGTTTACTTGCATATATTTCTTGCTTCGTAGCAATCAAATTAGTGAATACAGATACATTGTATTTCATCGGTTTCGCTGGCATTATATCGCTTAGACTTTTCACTGTATCGTTCATGTAAATACCCCTTTCTGTTTTGAATGTATTCATGTTCACGATTAATTAACGTATTAACACGCTGTATGAAAGCTACTACTGTAACTTCTGATTGTATTTTACCACTCATATCAGCGAATGTCAAATCGCTCACTGATTTTGGCATAGATATTTCACATCTCAACTCATCAGCCCCATTATCTTTGCACATAAACTGTACTTTATCACCATGTAATATTAATCGTCCATGTGGCATTCCGTCCATAATACAATCATCATCAATATTATCTATATCACTATATATATTATATAGTGCTTGCTTTGTTTCAATACAAGAAGAACGTAAAAATTCGGCTTTATTGAATAGATAATCGAGATTCTTAATCGGTTTATTAGTTCTATAATGTTGATTGATTTGATTAATAATATCAAAATAATCGGAAAGGTATGAACTCAAACAAGCCACCTCCAATACGTTTTTTGGGATTCGCAATATCATATGGAACATATTTAGAACCAATATTAATTTCAAGTGTACCCCACTCTACTGACATAAGTTCTATTTTGAATATCATTCCTTGTAACTCACTTGGTTCGTAATCATTGATATTACGTATAGCAGCTGGTGATAAGAAATGAGCAACACCTTGTTGGTCTACATGTACCGTTCCATATATCCATTGACCATCTTTCTTAGCTCTAAATGGTGATTTCATTATTCTGGTAACTCCACATCTTCAATAACGGCTCTAATTTCTAACACATTAAGATACTCGCCCATTAAAGATTTTTGTTTACGCAATAAATCAATCGGACAGGTTGGTGTAAATTCCAATTTACCAGCATCATATTTAACTAACATTTTATGTAGTTTAATATATTTATCTTTAAGTTCTACATATTCATTGATAAATCTTTGTTTGTAGTTATTTTGTTCGTTTTTATCCATTGTTACCTCCAAATTCTGCAATTATTGCGATAAGAATTGGCAAAATCAAAATATATAATCCACAAGCAATGGTGCCAACAAATAACCATAAAACTGTTGTACCAGTTACACTAAATAAATTTAATAACCAACATACAGCACCAATGATAGTAAGAACAGACAAAACTTTAGCTAAAATAGCACATACTAGTACTGAAAATGTAAGTATTGATACAACTAAAATTATTAATGTGTTCATTGTAGTTCCTTTCTTACAGGTGTCTTAGGTTGTTTTTTATGAGATGTAAAATCGCAAGATGTTTCTTTACAACCCTCACACATGCCCAAAATTTCTAATGTAAATAAATCTGGATATGCTTTGTTTAATTGTCTAAAAATTTCACGAGCAATCGCTTGATGTTCACGAGAAGCACGTTTACACAATCGTTTAGGCAAATACTCTAACCACGCTCTAAGATTACCAGTAACAGTCATAGTAACATTTGTAGCTAGTGGTAACACATAAGCGGCAATTTGATATGGAATACCATCTTGAATTAGTAGTTGGTATTCTTGAATTTGTTTTTCAATAATTTTATTAATACAATCTGCCACTACTGTGTGATGTGGAATATCACCCCAATCATGTTCATGAGAGTCAAAATATCCACCATCGCTAAAATCTGTGCCACGTGTAGATTTTACAGTAAAAGATAATTGTCTATGACGTGTAATTTGTGCCAAACATTTTTGGCTCATTTCAATATCGAATGTAGCATATGCATGTTCCAATAAAGACAAATGACCAGCTTTACACGCATTAATTAAAGACTTCTCTGTGGTATTAGAACCATAACACTTACTCATTGCATGTACTGGCAGTTCTAATAATGTATTAGCTATTAATTCTACTTGCATTCTTTCACCTCATATTTTATCCATTGTCCATTCAAATTGAATTCTAATGTATCCCAATCAATTTCAGTAACTTCTACGTCCCAATTTGGATAATATTCATCATCTGCATATCCATCTTCGTCAAATACTACTTCCCATCTTTCGTTAAATTCAATATCAGTAACAAAAAAATAAGTTTTATCCAATTCTCCGTCCCAATACTGTGGTATAGATTGACCATACACAACTGAACCGTAAACTAAATTACCATTTTCATCTTTTGCTCTAAATAAGTGTTTCATTTTTTCTCACCCACATTTGGTCCATATATATAAAATGTAACGTCACGAATATCTTTAAGATTTTGGATAATTAAATCATGGACTTTATCCCATTTTAATCCACCTAAACCGCAACCTAATTGTGGTACGGCAACAATAGAATTTTTAGGTATATCTTGACAACGATATTTTAATGAGTCTAAACCACGTTCGATATACGAATATTCAGATGGGTCTTTCCAATGTTTTTTAGTTGGGAAAAATAAAATAAATTTATCATCACCTGTTGGTGTTTGTAAAATATCGCCAATATCAAATTGACCAGATTTACATATCACTTGATAAATTCGTTCGGCTTGTGGGTATCGTCGTTTAACCTCAAGTGCTAATCCTTTACCAGATGTACCCATAAGATTCACTGGGTCTACAAAATAGTTAGCATCAGAATTAAACATATTTCCTGTTTTATAAATAATCATATATCCTCCTTCCATGCTTCTATGATAGCACAAAGAGGGGTCGGCTGTCAACCCCTCGCTGAGCATGGCTACCGCACTGGGCAATGACCATCTTCACATTCTCCACTTTCATCAATTTCAAAATCTTTACCTACAGTTTGTAGTTCAAATTCATATTTATTGACTAATTCTGGGTCAAGTGGAGACATTTTAGATTTTAATTCTAAGTACTGTTCTTTAGTGCATTCTTCATAAGGCATTAACGGATAGTAATCTTGATTTAGAGACAAGAATGAAATACCTACTACACAATCCCAATTTTTATCTAACCAATCTATTACATCGTCCCATTCATTGTCTTTTACTGTAACAGTAATTGATGTATTATGGTCCACGTAACATGTTTGCATCATCTTATATTGTTCTAATTGTTCAATAGCTGATACATTATATTTTGTAATTGTAGATTTAGATTTACAAGGGAATGTAATTACTTTTGTATTACCATCATCACCTTGACCAACTTCATTATCAATTTGCCAGCCATCTAAATATTTAACAGCTTGGTATAATGGAGAATTGGTTGAAATACGTACACGTCTGAAATAATATGGAGCATGATTATAATGAACACCAGCAGAACAACTACTAATTAATCCACCTGTACCATCTGGTTGTACTGTTGTATACAATACAGGGTGAGGACGATGGTTTTCATCTGCGTATTTATTAGCCGCATCGTTAATCCACATTTTCATTAATACAAGTAATGCTTCTTGTTCTTCTTTCGTTAAATTACCAGCTACAGCATCTTGCCAACCTGTAATAGAGCAACCAATTAAACGGTCTCTATGGTGAATATCACTCCAACCTTCTAATTCTAATTCAGGTTCAGTTAAACGATAACAAGCACGAGCAGATAATTTACATGCTTCTTTAAGCTGAGGTATCATTACATTACCACGTTCATCAATAAACTTAGATACGTTGATATTAGTAAGGTTGCATACTGCTTTAGATGGTAATAAAATTTCAGCACATTGTCCAGTCATAACACCATTAAAAATACCAGTATGATTTTTATTTTCAGTAAAACAATATACTGTTGGACAATTTCTAATATATTCAATAGATGTGATATAAATAGCTTGGCTATCATTACTATTTGGATAAGCATCTAAATGAATATAATGAGTTGACAAACCCAAATTAATTAAACGTCTAACATACCAAGCGGGAATAATTAATTTATATGTAGGTCGGCAATAATATACTTGACTATCATCAGGACCACCTTCAACTGGCACTTTACGATAACCACCTTCATGCATTAAATGAATAGAAGCATGACAACCTAGTGTATTTAACAGACGAGAAATCTTAATAAGGAATTCTTTATCAATAGATGGAATAGCAACAGAGCCTTCACTGAAATGTACGCATCCAGTACTATCAAGTAGACCAGCTAAGTAACGCAATCTATGATATACTGCGTCCCCAACATCTGGTACAAGATATTTAGATAGTTGTTTAGGCAATAATACTGTATCACGTTCTAACCCTTCACTAATCGTACATCCAGATGAATTGCTGAATACATCTACTAATTTACGTTTTTCACCATATAAGTAAATCAAAGGTTTATTTTGTATACCATCACCAGCATAATATCCGTGAATATATGGGTCATAATCTTCTGCATAATAGATACCCATAGCACGTTCATCTGCTTCAACTACAGGGAATTCCCATCTTTCTAATTTGTCGCCAATACATAATTCACGAGCTTCAATGCGAGAACCATCTTGCATCACAAATTTATGGTAATTAGTACATTCTAATTCATTACCATTAGAAAATTGAATTCTCATCATAGGTTGGTCATAACCAGTTACTCTAGGTGTTACAGGGCTCCAATCATAACCATTCCATACTGTTACATCTTCGTCAACAACGTCTTTAATTTGAATATAACCATACTCTTTAGTTAAGATTTCTGTAGTACCAGTTACACATGGATTACATATATCAAAATCTTCACGACGCTTTTTAGCAGAAGCAACATTAATAAAACCCGGTTCTCCTGTTTCTTTAATAGACATCATTAACTTACGTAAACCTTCTTTAGAAGGCTTTTCTTCTAAATACATAGAGTTATTAGACATATAACGGAAGTAATGTTCTGGGTCTAGGTTTTCCTTAGCGTGTAGCATTTCTTCATCATCAGGACTAAATAGGATAAGTTCTGCTGTTCTGCGTGTACCACCTGCAACTACATTTTGCCCAACAATATTACACATATCGGCAACATTCAATGGACGTAATTTACCATCGGTGCTTTCTTTGACAATAATTTTATGAAGCTTTTCAAACATTTCTTTTAAAGATGCATAGCCACTTGCATAACCACCGAATGTTTTAAGTGGTGCACCTTGAGGTCTAATATAACTGTAATCAATAGAAATAGATGTAGTTACATTATCCGTCATAGTAGTAAGATATGCAGTTAATGCTTCACACCAACCTTCTTTACTATCACCTACTGTAATGATAACACTATGACCATAGTTAGATACTTTTGTATGCTCTAATGTTGTACCTTTAGGAACAGGAGTTTTAACGTGATATAACTTTTTAGTTGTATCAAACTGAGGTAATTTTGCAATATCTTCTTTCAATACACGACAACCAACACCAGTACCTACCATTAACAAATAAAATAATTCATGAAATGCATGAATACTATCCATCGTAATACCAGAACAATTATACGCCGCTAATGGTGTTTTTTCCAATGCTTCAGTACCACCCATCCATAACATACGACCAGAAATACGTTGTCGTAAATTAAACATATTATCAAACAATGCTTCTGGTTCACCGTCTGCCGTAGGCAAATAAGAACAATTACCATTAATAGCACGAGCACACGTTTCTTTCCATGTTTCACGACGATTTTTATCTGGCAACCAACGAGAATATGTACGAATATACACAAATTTAGCTAACTCGTCCATACAATCAGGGTAATCAGGATATTTGTCCAAGAATTCTTGAGTTAATTTATGTTTACTACGTTCCATATCACGTTTTGTTTTGTATTCAATATAATTAACAGCGGCATCAGTATAACCATCATCAGTTAATTTACGAAAAATAATATTTTCTAATTGTTTAATAGATATAGGTTCTTTTGCGTCTTTAATAATATCCCATACATATAACGACACTTGGAATGGTTCTGCTAACATAGTTGGCTCCATAACAAGATATGTTGCAAACATTGCCTTTTCTACTGCACGCTCAATTTTTTGACCTAAATATTCTTCGGTTGTTCCATCACGTTTAATTACTTGCATTTTCCACCTCGTCATATAATAATTTAAAAATTTCTTTATCACATGGGTATTGCTCACCATTAACACCAATGATGATTTTATCGCCTTTGTTACAACGTACAATACCATTTAATGTAAATACCATTTCGCCAAGTTTACTTTCACGGAAACGAAGCTTATTTGGTTTATGAACACAATCAAACCACTGAAATCCTTTATCTGGACCAACATAATCATGTTCAATATCCGCAATAATTTTAGATATAGAATACGGTGGTCTATGCGACAATAAAAATGTACATAAGGTAGTCATGATTGTTTTAGGCAAATACATAATCTTTCCATCAATACCGTCGCCAAAAATGTGGAGATTTCCATCTAATATAACAAAATCAGTAAAACCTTGGTCTTTCATTTGTCGTAATAATCTTACTATATTTTCTTCTGGTGCTATTATCATTTCTTTTTCTCCTGTTCTTTTAGTTCTTTCATTTCATAATATGCACGTTGAGCATAAAATTGTGTCCATAACACATTAAACAAGATAATACATAACATGATTTGAATACCATGAGGCATATCCAAATTCAACATTGACAAAACGATAGATATAAAACCAAAAACAAAAATGGCAATGAATTCACCTAACGTATCTTTGTTTTCTTTACAGAAGTTGATAATTTTCTCTTTCTTACTTTCGGTTGTTTTTCGCATATTGTCACATCCTTTTCACTATACCATTTGGATTTACTACCAAATACTGAATAAAAATATTTATCCTTCTTTGGGTCATATTTAACTAAACCAACACGTATTTCACCATCAGGTGTATTAATATGTGTTCCTAGCTTAATCTCTCTATTTTTAGTACTCATATTTTCCTAACACCCTACCATTATACGTTAAAACTAATGCTTTCATTTGTACAGCATCACATAATAGATACACTTCTTGATTATTGACCATACTTAATAACATTGCCTGTTCTGTACAATATTGTATAAATGCATTTTCGTATTGTGATACCACTTTATACTCTCTTAATGTCATGTATGTCCCACCATCTTTTCATGCACTACTGTTCTGTTTTGTCTACATACATTTTCATAAACAAGTTTACAATCAAAGTAAATACGCTTCAGAAAATCTATTTGTGTTTGTACCAACCTTTGTTTGTATTGTATATCAGCATAATTGCTCCATGCTTGCAATACGGTTGGGTCAGATATGGCAATACGGTCTCCCTCTGTTACCTTATTAGAACTTTCTCTACTTACTGTAGCTTGCGTAGCCTTAGCAGTCTTTTCCAAATTGCTTAATAATTTAAGTAATTCATGAGACAATTCCTCAAAACTTGGTAACAAGAGAGACGACTCTTTCATTAAATAAAATGCAGTATCAGCATCATTATCTTGTAGTGTTCTATACATATCACTAATTTCATCAGATAATTCTTTAATGTCTTCGTATTGCACCATAATTACGCCTGTGGTCTTTCTTTGAAATAACTAGGTCTAGTACATACATCTAAATCTACAGTTAAATGTTTAATTAGTTGCTGTGCGTCCTCTTTGTTAGTAAACTTAGCAATAACTTCTGTACGACCGTTAGTTAAAGAACCTTTGACATTATAACCTAAAATAAGGTTTTTATCTTCATCATCATATACAGCTGAAATGAAGATGGATTGACAATCTAAAATTTTATCAAATGTTTCATTAATTACTTTCATCAGCTTCACCACCTTCTTTTTTCTGAATGTCATCTAATGCTACCAATGTTGCCTGAACTAGCATTTCAGCAATATCTTCACGACCAGTTGCTTCCGTTAAAATATTAATTGTAGCCGCATTGGCTGTAGCAATTACTTTTAACAATGTACCAGACTGTGCAATATTTGTATCAAATGTTATAATTTCGTCTTCACTTAACATAATATTAAAGTATTTCTTCTCTTTTGATTGCATTGTATAACTCCTCTTTAATAAAAAATAATCTAGGTAAATATGGTCTACTAATTACAACCATATCACTATTATCCTGATTAAAATATTTTTCAATTTTTTTAAGACCTTTAGGTTCTTTAGGAATTGCATCACCAAACTCCACCTTATTGATTAACGCTTCAAATAAATCTTGACGCAACATATAAGCAAAACCTGTGTAATGGATAGGACCATCTTCAGCTTTCTTATATAATCCATCTGTATTTACATCACGTTTACTCTCAATGGTATATATTTTATCTCCAATATCCCACTTCAAATCACCTGACATACGCTTAGCTATTTCACTATCTCCGTAGCCTTTAATAGCATTTGTTAGTTTAAAGGCACCAGAAGCAGGTACCGCATGTACTGTAAGATGTAGAGATTGTAAATATTTAAGCAAATCATTTTCTGCTTTTCTACCGTTACGACGGTTAGCCTTGCCTCTCTTACTTGCTGTAGTCTGCTTCTTAACCTTTTTTGCTAACTTATATTCAAGTTTTTGTTGTTCTTGACGAGGTGATAAAATATTAGGGTTTTTAGGTTGATACAAATTATAGTTATCGCAATACCAACAACTATCCTTTGGAACTTTGCAATTTGTCTTTACTTTGCATTTCGTCAATCATCAAACTCCCTAATACACAATAAACAATAATATCATGTAATCGTTCTTGAGCATCAGGTAGGTCAAGTCCATGTTCAGCTAATGCTAAATCATGTTTACCTTTATAAACCAACATAGCTTCAAACATAGATTTTACACTACCATCACCATGAACAAAACCAGCTTTGCGGAAAGCAGATAGAATATCTTTACCATTAGAGTATTGTTCACTTTTCTTTACGAATAGGTCGATAATCGTATTGAGTTTATTAGTAAAATCTTTAGTTTCCATTATAGTTCCTCAGCTACTGCTAACAACATTGCTTGCACTTCTTTTGGTAAATCTTCAAATGAAACTTCGCAACCATTAGTATCATAGCAAATACCTAATTCACAATCACATTCAAATTCATCATCATCTTCTTCGATAGGTTCACCAGTGAATGCATCATAACCAGCTTCATTAGGGTCTTCATATACTGGTTCATTTTCAATATCATCAAGTGTTTTTTCAAGATGAGACAACATTACGTCCATAAATTCTTCTGTATCTAAACCAAAATGTTGTGCAATGATACTAGAATAAATAACAGTCAATTCTTGAGGTGTAATACCATCAATATCAACTTTATAACCGTCTTTGTTTGTAATTACTTTTAAATAACCTTTACTGAATTCCATGTGCTTTCCTTCCTTCTTCACAAAAATTCCATACATTACAATAATCTTTACATTTTCTACCACCCCATGTTTCTCTATGCCTACATGGAGGAGGTAATACGTTATGTTCTAATGCATATATTAAGTCCTGACTTTTCTTTCTCATATATCTTTCGACCCAAATATCTGAGATTTTATTAATCGGGACTAAATAACTTGGCTCTGTAATACCACGGCTAGTTGCCACATGAGTATTACCGTCACGCACTAAAATTTGACAACACATATTAGCTACTGGTAAACCGAGTTTATTCTCAATCTTCATACGATAATCATTTAGCTGTACTGCTAAGTCAAATCTTAAATGCGGACCGTCTTTGTATAACACATTAATAGTTTTCTTCTGACCTTTCTTCTGTCCAGATTTGTAGATATAGTCAGTTTCTTCTTTCTTCATGTAATACCCAAGAGTATGAGCTGCTTTATAACTACCATATGTCTTAGTATCAACTAATGTTCCACCATTTTCTGGTGTGTAATAGTCAAACGCACCAGTTGAATAATCATCTTCAATACGTATTTCAGCAACTTCACCGTTAGCATTAATAGCATGACTTTCTAAACCACCATGTACTTCTGTACCAAATAACATAAATACAGAATCTTTAGGTGAGATATGATAATTTTGTGTGAGTTCTAAAAAAACTTCACGAGTACCTTTGAGTAGTTGTGTAGTAGATGGTTTACCTGTCCATTTACGCTGTTCTGAAATGGCACGTAGTGTTTGTAGGCTCATACATCTACCAGCAGGTACCCAAGGTTCTCCATTACTATCATATTCACCACATAATCTACATTTAGAAAGGCAATCTTCTATATTTGTTAGTTCTCCATCAGGGCATTTGTATAGTGTATATGGCATTTCATTAACCTTTCTATATATAATATAACATATTAATTGTCAGTTGTCAACACTTCTTCTAATCGTGAAGTATTCACATCATATTTTAACTCAAACATTGGCGGACCATTCATACCATCACGTGCTTTCTCTACTTTACATCGTGTAATATTACGAAGTTCTTGCTGTTTCTCTAACGATAAATTAGGTGCCCTATCAGGTCTCCATATCATTAGAATATAGTCAGCAGATGCCTCTAAATCACCAGTCATTCTTAACTGGTTCATTGTTGGTTCTTCGTATGTATTACCACTACGATTGAGCTGAGACAACATTGTAAAAATTACGTTGTATCGTTTTGCAATACCTTTCATCATCAAGGCTTGTTCGCTTGCACCATCATAATCACCTGCACCTTTTAAGTAAGTGAAATAATCAACAACGATAACATCAACGCCACCTTCCATAATATTACGAGTGTTAATTGTATTAATATAACGCTCAATATCATGCATAGATAAATTATTCTCATCTACAATATACAATTTCTTACCTATTTTGTCAAGTACTTGATTGACCAAAGGGTCTCCTTGTATAATGAGTTCTTTAACTTCTGCTATACGCTTCTTGAGTATCTTGCATACAATACGTTCCATAATTTTACCACGTGGCATTTCTAAACTAAAAAATACCACATTAGCTTTATTCTGGACTATCTGTCGTAATATATATTCAATAGCAATATCACTTTTGCCCGATGACGAATAAGCACCAATCAAGAATACTTGCCCTTTTGATACACCACCAATACAGTTGTCTAATAATTGAAAATGTGTTGGATAGGTACCACGTTTGTAAATATCTCGTAATTGATTAAGACTACTAGATGCGTCATGCAATGTTTCTAATAAATCTTGTTCAGACGATACACCACTATCAAAATATGCTTTTAAGTCAGATACATCACGTTTCCAAATTTCACCTAATGCTTGAATAGCTTCTGCCCTAATCATAGGAGAACGTATTGTTTTAAGAAATGCTTCTGCTACAACATATTGTTCTTCAATTGTTTTGTACCGTTTTACTAATTGTTTAATAACAAAAATATCAATATGTTCTGTTGGCAAGTCAGCAAGTTCATAACCTGCACATAACAAATCATTAATATCTTTGCATTCTTCTGGCATAATTAATACACGTATATTGGCTTTTGGAAGCATAGATTGGAAGTGGTCTCTAGTTCTTGGTAAATGTTTAACACCAGCTTCATCATTATCTGGACAAATTACAATCGTAATTTCTTTACGAATAAAACCTGCCAGCTTTCTAATTTGGTCTCTATGTAATTCACTACCACAATAAGCTACTGTAGGTTCGCCCATTTGATGACCGCTCATTGCATCCATATATCCTTCGCATACATACAATCTATCTTTAATTTTCTTTCTTGCTAAATCAAGATTAAATAGGAAAGATGATTTCTTATATAGAATACTATTTGGTGTATTTTTGTATTTAGGCTTCTTATTAAATTGTCTAATAGCCATACTAACGTATTGTCCGTGCTCATTCCTTAATGGAATTGTTAAGCAATCAGCATGAAAACCTAAATTAAAATCGTTAATAGTACTATTAGTTAAACCACGTTTAGCTAAGTACTCACCAATAGCACCTACATTTTTATGATACATATCTGCTTCTCTAGTGAAACGCATTTCTTCACTAGCTTCAAGTTGGTACTCCTTATTATCCTTTAAGCTAATATTGCATTCTTTTGCTAGTATTTCTGTAGCTGCACGATAACTAACTTTTTCTTTATCAGATAAGAAATTAATTACAGAGCCACCACATTCACAACTAAAACAATAGAATGAATTTGTATCAGGGAATACAACTAACGTCTCAGATGTATCATCACTTTCGTGTAAAGGACACTTACCTTTCCAATATCTTCCACTTTGGTGTAAATTAGTGTATTTGCCAATGAAATCTATAATATCTACTTGTTGAATTATAGTTTCTGTAATATTCATATACACCTCATAAATTTAATACATCGTCTAGGCTATAACCATCAACACGTTCCACTTTTATTGATTTCATTTCTTTCTCGTGATATTTTTTAATACGATACAATCTATACTGTTCAGCCTCGTGATACACATCTGTTAATGTCATAATGCTTTTCTTTGGCTTATCTTCTAGGTATCGTAATAATTTATCAAGAGTATTTTCGTCTTGTTTATAAAAGTGTGCCCTTAATTTAAAATAGGAGGGGTTGAACCTCCTATTAATAAATATAGGTTCAGTAGAACATTTCTCCATGTATAACCTAGTTATTCTGTCAAAAATGTTAAACTTCTTAGCCATTACATCACCGCATATGAAATATTATGAGGACCCTGAATTTGAATACGTTCTAAAAGACCATCTTCAACCAAGACTTTAATAGCACGCCATGATGTGATACGACTTAATCCAGTAGCTTCTGCAATCTCACCAGCTGTTAATACGATAAACTTTTTGCCAGCTAATGTATACCCACGGTCGTTGGCTTCTTGCCTAATATAACCATGCACTAGAGCGACCGACGGTTTGTATTTATGAAATACATTAAGGTCAATGTTTAAATTATCAACCATTCAATTCACCTAATCTTTCTTGACAAGCTTTCTTAGTATCTGCACTAAACTTAGATTGTTCTACTACCCAACGCAAATAATGTATATCACTTACTTCAGAAATCGCTTTATTCGCATATTTACCTTGTGTAAATGTCGTAGCAGATGTAGCCGTACTTGTTTCTCTTGAGTCATACAACTCAACGTCCGTGCCTTGTATTTGTGCCCCTGTGAAACCTTTAGGTAAAGCCCAAATAGGCAAATTAGGAGGGTCAAACCGATTATAGTCTCCAAGTACTACCCAGCTTTCTTTTAAATTATATAGATAACGACCAATACCAAACTGTACAGCCGCACGTTTCATACTATCAGAAATACCACCCTTAATAGGTTCAATCTTAGTATTGCTTGCACCATCTTCACGTGTTAATGTACGCCATCCTAATTCATCACCAGTATAAATAACGATATTTAAACGGCAAATCATACCATGTTCCCCACCAGCATCTACTGGTCTAAACTCTGGGAACCAATTACCAACACCAACTACTTGGTCAAGACGTTCCATAATCGCACGATTAGTTACATATGGTAATACCATTGCTTTCTTTCCATCTTTAGACTTTTGTCCAATTCTCCATTGGATATCCTGTGGAGGAAAAGGTTCTCTTAATTGTTCAAAGATTTCTTCTACTGTTTTTTCTTTCATAGTATTATCCTTTCTTAAATAAAATAAATATTCGGGGAGGCTATCCCCTCGTGGACAACCTCAGTGTAGCACGGCTCGGTCAGGCGGTCAAGCGGTTTATTGAGCAGGCATCGACCACCACGCCGTCCCTAATTCGTAGTGCGTATACATTTCCTTTGGTAAACATAGTAAAATCAACTTCAAATGTTACTAATTTTTCTACACCTGTAGGTGTTTGCACCGTTAAGAACGCATATGGTTTACCTTTCTTAGTTTTCCGTGCTGTAACAGATAAGATAATGGCTGGTTTAACATTTCCTACGCAGATACTTGTATCGTATTCATCAAAAATACTATGGAATGTATAACCTAATACAGATAATTCCATTGCACCTTTACTTAGATTATCTTTATGATTTGCATCAAATACGTATTCACCTTTAGATTTACGTTTATCTTTTAACCATTTAATATATTGTATGTAATCATTTCTATCACCGCCATCATCAATAGCACCACTATAAATTAAACCTTTGAGTTGTGTCATGTTCATTGTTTGGTTGAGTTCTAAAAATGCTTTACCACGCTCAAATTTAAATGCGTGTAAATTACTACATCCTGCTATAGCACCTAACCCTAAACATACAATATTTTTACCTGTAGTACATTTTATATCACCATATATATCAGGTGGTATAATATTAATACCATGTTTCTTGGCATCATTAATAAACACTGATAGCTTTTCTTTATCTCCAAAATTCATATCAAGAATAGATGCATAATACGCTTCTGGGTAATGAGCTTTTAAATAAGCACATCGCCATGCAGTTAAACCATATGCTGCACTATGACCTCTATTAAATACATAAGAACCACAAGCAATCATTTGTTCTGCAATAGGACGAATAACATCTTCACTAATACCATTCTTGCCTGCACGCTCAACAAACTCATCAACAGCTGTATTAATTTTATCCAATTCTTTACGCCCAATAATACGTCTAAGAGTATCTGCTTCACCCATTGTATATCCTGCCAATGCTTGCACAATTTGCATTATTTGCTCTTGATATAAGATAACACCTTCTGTATCTTTTAGAATTGGCTCAAGTAATGGGTGTAAATATTTAACAGGCTCTTTACCCTGCCTACGTGCTATAAATACTTTATCCATTCCTACATCTAATACTCCCGGTCTTCCTATAGCTACGGTATCAACTAAATCATATACACTTTTAGAATGGATATTAGTTACAATATTAGTCATTACATCAGACTCAATTTGGAATATTCCAGTAGTATTACCAGATTGTAATAATTGTGCAGTCTTGTCATCTTGTAAAGGGATGGAATGTATATCACAATCTTTGACACGCTTTAACACATCATCAATAATATCTAATGTAGCTAAACCAAGAATATCTAATTTAAGAATACCTTGTTTTTCTAAGATATGGAAATCTTCTGCCGCTACATATTGCCCATCTTGATACTCGATAGCACACCATTGAGCAGGGTCGATAGGGAATACGGCTACTGCACTAGCATGAGTACCATAGTTTACTAAACGATTCACTACTGTGCTAGCCATTTCTCTAACTTCTTTATCTTTAATATCTACGATATCATTGATATTTTTAGATATAGCAGTCATATCAGATGCTTTACGACCAAGTACTCTGCCAGCATGTTGCACTGCCGCTTTTGGACCTAGGAAGCCAAATGTTCTAACAGGGTATGCATAACCATATTTATCTTGTACATATTTAATAATTTCTTGCCGTCTACTTTGTTGGAAATCACAATCTATATCTGGGTTGGTAACACGCTCAGGGTTAGCAAATCTTTCAAATACAAGGTTATATTGAATTGGGTCAATTTCTGTTATCCCCATTAAATATGCAACTAAACTACCACAAACAGAACCACGACCTGCACCAGTTCTCATACCATTTCGTTTTGCCCATTGTAACATATCATGGATAATACAAAAATAATTGTTATAATTAAGCTGATTTAATACGGATAATTCATGTGTTATTTGGTTCACGTATACATCCTTATTGCCTTTCTTTGCAATACGATGTAGTTTATATCCATCTGCACAATGGTCTCTTACGTATTTAGCAGGGTCTTTAACAGGGAATACAGGATAATGGTTTTCACCAAATGGTATTTCTACATTACACTTATCAATGATTTTACCAACATTATCATAGTATTCTTGATTAGGAATTACAGCTTTAAATTCATCAATAGTCCACATATGGTAATCACGACTACCATAGTATTCTAACATATGATTATATTCTTCTTGGTATTTCTCTTTAGCTTTTTCAGTATAAGCATCGTCAATTTGTGCCTTTTTATCAGCTAGTGTTCTATCTAATAATAAGAAATCACGATGAGACTGCATTTGTTTTGGATAAGCATAATGACTATCACCAGTAACGATGATAGGAATATTATATTGTTTACCAAGTTCTTCTACAATTTTATTATATTCCCATTGTAATGGAAAATCATGTGGCTGTACCTCTAAATAGAAATCATCTTTAAAAATATCAGTCATGATTTCAACAAATTCGTCTCGTAATAATTCATTACGCAATGGACCAGCTACACAAGCAGTACTAACAATAATGCCATTACTATATTGCCGTAAAGCATTATAATCAATTAATGGTTTATAGTAATGATGATAAGCACCAAATGTAGATAATCTACGCAAGTTATATAAACCTTCTGTATTTTTTGCCAACAAAATAAGGTGGTAACTATCACGTGTTTTAATATCTAAATCATATGAAAAATATGCTTCCATACCAAGAATGGGTTTAATACCAGCTTGTTGACAAGCTAAATAGTGAGAAGTTAAACCTGATGTAGTACCGTGGTCTGTTAAAGATACAGCTGAATATCCTATTTCTTTAGCACGTTGTATGCGTTCTTCTAAAGATGAATATGCATCACGCCTACTATAAAAGCTATGACTATGTAAATCTGTAAAATTCATATATTTACCTCATATTTTTCTACATCACAATGATTTTGAATAATATTGCAAATCATATAGCGGTATATAGAATACTCATATTCTTGAATTAATTTTTTAAGTTCAGCCACTTCACTTTCACATACCCTAGAGCTTGGCATTAATATTTTTTCAATGTGTCCAGTATATAGTGCAAGTGGTACTATACTTTTTTCAACTATCCTAATTTGAGATTCTTCATTATTATTTCTAAAATAATAGTATGCATATGGACTTGACATTGAAAACCCATTTAACATAGGGTGTATCATCATTTTTTTTATAAACATACCATTACTGTCTTTATCGTATGAAATTTGTAATATTTCATGGCTAATAGATTTAATAAATTCTCTTTCTCCTAGTAACATAGTTTTAATCTGTAAAACAGGTTCCGATGTTTCGGAAATATCAATAATTAAATAATTACCATATTTTGATAGTGAAACAAAATACGCATTTCTATCATTATTTGATATATTTTTCATATATTGAATATATTCTTCACGTTTATCATCGCTAATATCTACAGGTATTTTGTGTATGATATATTTGCTCATATTTATTCTCCTTTAATCGTAAAATATATTCCCCAAGCTATTAAATACATACTAAATGCAATTAATAATCTCACTATATATTCTGCATTTAAAGATGGATTGCAAAACACAAAATCAAAAATAATAAACACAATCATACTGTATATCGTCCATTTAATAACATTCCATAAAGCTTTCATAATATCTCCTTATAAATCTGCGTAATCATCTTCCATATAAGCTAATATTAAACTTAATTCTCTACTTGAAATAGTTTCTAAACTATCACCAGTTTTACAGTTACTGAGATATGTAGATAACCAGCTTTGATTACCTAAATCATGGTGATAGCTTTCTATAATACGTATTGTTTCTTCCCTTAACATATTATACCTCCTTTAATATAGTATATCGTATTATACTAAATTTGTCAAATAAAAAAGGACCCCATAAAGGGGTCTATTAAGTGTAACGTATTACGAAGTGTAATTCAATATTACGCTGAGTAATGCTATTCTTCTTTGTTTTATATACTAAGTTGTAGTAATGTTATTACGCTTTAAGTGGTAGTGTTTTAAATACCTAAAATACTGATACTGTATAACCGCTACGCTAGGTGAATTACTCACATCGTTAGTTGCTGTAGTTGTAGATAATACCAAGAGGGAACATTTCTGTTCGTAATTTCTTTTCTTTATGTGTATTATCAACTAATCAATATCTGAACGCTAGTGAAGATATTCTGCGAACGCACCAGTTATGAATACCAAGTAACTGTATCACTTATTGGTAGTAATGTTGAGCATCTACTCTATATCTGTTACTACGCACTTCGTTTGTAGCTACTTCGTAGCTGATTGTATTATATATATCTTAGTGAATATCTACTGTATTCTATACTTGATGACTGCCCAAGGTAGTGCCGAGGTATTGCCCCCATATACATGGGAGCAACGTATACTGTTGGTATACTATCGAAACTTCATGGTTAATACCAAGGTAGCCTAGGTGTAGCTTTATCTACCACTCACAAGAGTTTGTTTCGACTGCCATCTACGACGGGACAAAATCTAGGAAAGTGCACGACAAAAGGGCGTGCCCAACAGCCCCTATTGAGGAATGGTGAGTCCGCCCCCTGTTATTTTTTAAAGTCGGCTTGCAGTGTCAACGACTATCTCGATATGATATCAACTGATATATTTAGTCTATATGTCAGTCCCTGTCGGCTTCTATATTGGTTTTCAAGACCGTTGTCCGCCCGTACACATTACAGGTCCACCTCTGCTCATATAGAGTGCTATCTTGCTACTAAACAAGATGGCTTTTTTGATTGTCTTATTGACTTAAATCTTTTATACTTTTTACAGTACATTTCTGTACCATGTTCAGTCAATAAACAATGTATACAATTTTTACAATACGCTTTTCTTGGCTTTCTTCGAGTATACTCAATACGACCACACATCGAAACACCAAAATTTCTTTTTGCCATAGTTTTCTCCTTTCGGTAGAGCAAGTTCCGTGGCTCCACCACTACTCACATTGTAGCACCCTAGCTGTCAGCTGTCAACACCTTTGCTGACACCGCACCGTTGCTGGGTTTGTGAGGATTGTAGCACAGCCGAGGGCGAGCCGTCAAGCCCACCCCTGACCACGCTGAGGAGGAAATAATTATGTCTATAGTAATAGTAACATATAAAAATCAATTTGTCAAGCTTTTAATTTGTGTACATTTTTACTAGATTATAGCGTACATAATATACAGGTTCTTTGTCTGTAATATCGTATTTAGCACCGTATACTAATTTGCCATTTTGTTTATCAATACCAACTTGACTGTGAAATTTACCTGCACGGAATTCTTCTTGACCGTATACATTTAATTCATGGCGTTCTGGTACTTTAATATCAAACTCTACTGTAGATTTTTGGTCTAATACCACCTTACCATCTTCAAACTTTTGAGTTTCATTTTGTTGTAAATCAAACTTTTGTTTCTTGCCATTTACTTTAACTGTAACAGCAGGCTTATCAATATTAGCTTCTACATCGGTATCTTCTTTCACATATGTAGGCACATTATTCACGTAAACCAGTTCTCGTTCTTTTGGGATATAAGATACAGTAGTCTTTGTTCCTACAGTAGCCTTCTCGTTCATTATTTTAGGCTGTAAGGTGGGTGTAGATTGTTCCACGTGTGTTTGCCTATGGAATATATAAAACAGCCCACAGAACGCAAATAACGCAATTATAAGGATAATATAAATTTTAATCTTTACATTCTTCAGGATGGTAATGATACCAGATAGCTTTTCCACGAATAATAGCACCTCCGTCTCCATCTTCTTGTGGTAACGCAATTAAGTCCCAACGCATATCAGGGTCATTGTCATAGATAGAATATCCATCGATAATTGCCCAGTCGTTGTGAGTTTTAAAATGTTCTTTATCAATTTCCCAACCTTTAGCATCAGCAATGGTTTTGATAATCATAGCCATTTTATTAACTTGTGCATCAGTTGGTGGAACAGTACCCCATGTCACGTTACCATCTGTATCTACACTAGCATCTGCACAGCACAGAATAGATACACCAATATTACCTGTATTACGATGCCATGTATGTTTACCAGCTACATCAAAACTATCAAAGTCTGACCATACACGACCATCACCTAGGATATTTAAGTGGTAATATGGAGAGGTATTTTCATACCCCCCACCACTCCAATGTAAAGTAACCTTATCCGCATTACAGTGTGCGGCTAAATACGCAATATCATTTAATGTGTAAAATGCCATTATTCTTCCTCCAATCCATCATACATACCGTCAACAAATGTATTATAAACATTAGCTTGTTCCTTAACCTTATCAGCTTCTACAGAAGATTTCTTAGGTAGGTATTTATTAGCCTTGTCAATAGCAGACATTTGTTTTAAGTCTCTAGCATCTTTAAGTTGTTTACCAGTAACACCAAAATCTTTAAGGCGTTTACGGTTTTCATCAGAAGGGTCTCTCAAGAAATCATTGATTGCTTGTTTTTTACCTTCTTTTAACTCTTGATTTGCCATAGTCAATCTATAAGCTAAATCATTTTCTACAGATTCACGTGCAGGTCTGAAGCCCATTAACTTCATCATGCGTTCAGCAGGTGTATAAGCACCTTTATCTTCAGCATTTTTCCAGTCACGCATATTGCCTGTATACGCTTGGTATACGTTACCAAGTTGTGGTGATAATGAGTGACCAATACCAGCAACTACATCTCTCCAATCATGGCTATTTCTAGCTACGTCAGCAAGAGAGCCCCATGTAGATAATGTAGGACCTAACAAATCACTACCATTACTTGGAGTTAAATCACCAAAACCTACATTACGGCTAAAGTCTACACCGAACATAGATGGTGCACCCATCATAGCAAGTAAGGCAATTTTTTGTTTAGTTTGGTCGTTACCAGCCCATTCATAAGCAAGGTCTTTAGCACGGTCAGATAATCCCTTACCTGTCAACCATTTAAGCATATCATCACCAGCACCCATAAATGGTAAGCCCATGAAACCAGCCATACCCATTGTGATGCTCATAAATCTGCCTAAACCTTTATAGTCAATAGAACCATCATTACGTTTAAATGCAGTGAATAAGAATTCAGCTTCTTTAACACCGAACTTTTTAAATTGTAATAATGTTTTACCTAATGTACCAAATTGAGTAAACAATCTAGGGCTATCAATATCACTATAGTCAAAGTTTGTTTTTACAACAAAATCTTTTGCGTATTCCATAGCTTTACGATAACCATCTGGGTCATTTTTATTTGGTTGCATAGGGTCCATATTGTGGTCTTTACAGTATTTTTCGTATGCTACAATAGCGGCTACTTTGCGTGTATAAGAGTCGGCTTTCATGAAACCTTTCATAGATAAATCAAATGCTTTACCAATATTAATACCATGAACCTTTAATTTACGATAGTCTAGTGTATCGCTAAAGAATTCAGATGCTTGGTTTGCATTTTCTTCATATACTTCAAGGTCATCAAATAACTTGCCGTATTTACCATCTTTACCACCACGACCAGCTTCTTTCATTGCGTAACGTAATTCAGGAGTAAACCCTGTTAAAGCAGCTACGTTGGCTAATGTACCAAACTGTGCGATAGCGGCTGTAGGTCTGAATACACCTAGTTTAAATACAGCCATTGCTTGCATATTACGGTTGAGTAATTTAGTTACCCAATTATCACCCATGTATTTAACCATGAAATTACCAATATATGGTAACTCACGACCAATACGATTGAGGACTTTATCTACTTTATTTGGTGCACCAATTACACGTTGGATATAATCATGGACAATATCTTGTCGTGCATTTTTAGCACCAGTACCATTACGACCATATTGCTTTTCATAGTTTTCACCAAAAGCTTCTTCGTAATAGCGTGTAGCAAAGTCTAAGAATGGAGCATTACCTTGATACTTAGCTTGTGTCATAGCATAATGGTAAATAGCTGCTGTGTGGTCTTCGTTATGACCCATAACACCAGCACGTTTAAGATTATGTTTATTCCACATTTGAGCCCCAGAACTACGGTATAAATATGCACTCACATTTTCATGTGTTAAAAGACCATCTTTATCTTTCTTCAATAATTTTTCAAAGTTAGCTTGTGCTACTTCTTTTTGTAATTTACGAGGGTCAAGACCGATTTCTTTCATTCGTTCTTTGTTATTAATTAAGTTTTGAAAATCATCATAAGTCATAGACTTATCTTTACCTTTTAAGAAATGGTCAATGAATTTCTTAGTCTCTGTATAATTACCTTGTACTTTATTGAATAATGCTGCTGCATCTTCAGTAGACATTTTTTCATATACTTTATTTAAGTTTTCTTCTTCTTCTGTAAGATTGGAATAGTAACCTTCATAAGATTGAGAAGCATCTGCTTGGTATCTATCACGATGAATTGTTGCATATGCTATACCCTTTTCAGGAGTTAAGCTATCAACAAATCGGTTAGCTTGATGTTCTGTATCAAAAGATGTTAATGCTGTATATTTTTTTCGATAATCTTTTATTTCTGGGTCATATTTAACTTCAACACGATATACACCATATCGTTTATGTTCACGAGGGATATAACCCCATAAATCAGCAGACGGTTCTTTACCACGTGCAACTTGGTTATCATTTACGTCTTTATGAATTTTGTTAAGTGTATTACGCACACCAACATATGCATTCCATACGTTATCGCTATAACCTAATTGCTTAGCATACGCTTTAGACATATCAATCGCTACTTTATTAGCATTTGCTTTATCTTTGTATGCGGCAATATTATCTTTACTAGAAATAACTTGGTATACATCTTTAGACATACCAACGTAAACATGGTTACCCTTTTCACGTTCCGCTTTAACAAATTTACGCATACGTTTATCATCGCCTAAACCAAATTCTGTGAATTCATCGTTAGGTTTAATAATAGCGTATTTTAATTCTCCATTGATGCGGACTGCAACTGGTTGTGCAAATTCACGACCACGTTTATCAATATCATCAAAGAGTTTATTAATTTGTTTGTCTTCGCCAGCTTTTTCGTCTAAGGATAAGAAATATTTATCAAGGTCTGCGATATATTCTCTACGCTTATATCGTGCTGTACGTGCGGCAACATAAGCTGCTTGGATAATAGGTTTTAATTCTGGGACAAGTTTACGTGCTAAAGATGATGGAGATTGTAGCATTTTACGGAACCATGCAAAAGATATACCATCTTCTGATGGGTTAATACGTTCAATGATACCACCACCATGTTCCATAATATCAGCAAGTAATTTTTGTTCTGCTTGGTCAATTCTATCGTTAGCTCTAATAGCGTAATCTATCTTTTGTTTCATCGCATTTAAAACATCTGCTGGTTTATTGTTTACTCTATTTAATTTGGTGAGCTCACTTTGTTTACCTACTTGTCTCATATCACTCAATGCATTTCGTAAATGTTCTTTAACTGTGTGAGTAGAGAATAATTTAGAGCCACCATACGACATCATTTCATTCATAAACTTATAACCATCATAGTTATTAACCAATTTAGGTGGTATTTCAGGGATAGTCATCGCCGCTACAAGTATTTTTACTTCAGCTGGAACTGGAGTGTCCATAAGTTCATCAGCATATTCAAACGGTTCGTCCGCTTTCATATCAGCCATCAGTGCTATTTTAGCGAAATGTTCTGGTGTTATTTTTTGTTCTTGTAGAATGGCATTAGCTCTTTGAATAAGTCGTCTACTTCTTTCTCGCTGTGCATTTTCTCCAACTGGGATATTATCTTTCCCACTTCTAGCTTTGCGGAAATCTGGAATTGTTTTGCCTTCACTTGTATTAGAGAGAGCATCACGCATAGTGATTGCTGCACTTCCAATGTTGCCTGCGGCATTTTGAAGAGCGTTTTCAACATCTTTCTTTGAGTGCTCTCCGCTAAATGTAAGTATTTCACTTGGTTCAGAAGCTCTGTATATTTGTCCTGCAAGTCCTTCATCATATTCCAATTCCTTTCTTAATGTTCTAAGTGCGTCATTTACATTTGGTACAATTTCATTTACGCCAGTGTAGTGTGTTGCACTGTGCAATAATTCGTGCAAGAATACATCTCCATCAGGTATAATAGCATCTTTTGTCATATACAATCGCTTGGTTGACGGCATATAGAAACCATCAAATGTATAATCAAGAGAGTCCATGTCAAACATTCTATCTGCAACATATATCTCTAAATCAGGGTGATTTTTGAGATATTGTAATACAGCGACATACGCTTCACGGTCTCCGTCAAGTTGGTGCATAATAGATTGTAAGATTGTTTTCATTTCGTCATTTGACAATTTTCCAAGACCTTCGCTTCTATCGGCAACTTTACGTAAAATATCCATTTCAATAGGACCGGGTTCATGGAATTTAGTATTTTTATTATTTGATACTTGTTTATTACCTGTAATAGATTTTTGAATTTCTTCAATAGGTACTAAAGTATATGTATCATCGTTAGAAATAAGTTCAAACCCAGCTTGTTTCCATGCTTGCTTAGCTTCTGTTTGTAACGCTTTACGACCTGCTTCGTCAAGATTTGCATTATCTAAGATTACATGACCGTGTTGTCTAACTACACCACCTAATGTATTCCACGCGGCTTGTGCGATATAAGCACTATTGTTAAATACAGTTTCTGGAATATAAGATGCCTCAAATTTAACTGTATTACCATCTTCGACCATTTCGTCGTTAGCGATAATACCCATATCAGATAGGTAATAGTCCAATGCTTCTTTAAATGCTTCAATATCAACATCTTCTGGAATTGGTGCTTCTACATTAAAGTCGTCGTCAAGTTTAATGTTCATCTTGATGTTAGTATCATATGTACCGCCTTGCTCATCAGGAATATGTGCATTTAATACACCATCTACATAATCACCTAAACGCAATGCAGATTGAATTTGGTTCTTAGTTTTGGCATCTTTCATTCGTTCTTCTTGAATTTTGCCATTCTTAGCAATTCTGTCAGACATTACAGCTGGTACAATTTTCTTAACATCAGCATATACACGTTTAGCTAGAGGGCTATTCATACTACTAAAATCAGATGCACCTTCTGGAAATAATCGTTTAGCAGCGACTTTACCAGATAAACTTCTATATTTATCTTTATTTCTGTAAACAGGGTACATTTGAATAGCACGGTTTACAAAACGACCTAATAAATGGTTGCCGTTCTTGTCGTCTAGCTCTTCCATAAGCTGTTGCATACCAATAGTTTTGATACGTGTAGAAGCTTTTTGCATTGCTTGCAAAATGATAGCATTACGTGTTTTATCAAAATCACGTGTATTTTCTACGTCAGTTAAATTATAATCTTTAGTAAACCATGCTTTTAAGTTTTCATCAAAATGATTTGGTTTATCAATGAATGAACTTAGTATTGTTTGAGGAATTTTAACTTCCCCTTTACGGATAGCTTGCATTAATGAAGTTACATTAGGTACCTTATATTTAGGTACTTTATTAAAAATATTATTCCAGTTATCTACAAACTCAGGAGATTGACGAACTAAATGATTACGCTTTGCAACGATACCATTATAAATACGTTGGTATTCACGTAAAGACATATGAGGATTGTCTTTAATATATTTAATATCTTTGGAGATACTTTCTAGTGTATCTTTATGTTTAGATATAACGTCTTCTGGTTGTTGAATATCATCACTTAAATCAATGTCACCAGTATCTTCGTTAGCTTGACGAAGAACATATTCTTTATATTTTTGTTTTTGTTCTTTACCATACTTCGTTTCCATAGGAACAGAATCAATAGCCTGTTTAGCTGTTTCTTCATTCATTTGACCAAACTGTTGTAATGTAGATTTTAATTTCGCTAATTGGTCTATATCACGCATTTTAGCTTTTTGTTCTTCTGTAGTTACGTCTACTGTACGAGATTTGGACTGAGTTTTCTTTTTCTTTTCTTTAGGTTGTGCAGGATTTAACGCTTTACGTTCTTCGTATGGAGTAACAATAGGTTCTCTATTTTCACCTGTAGGATTATCATGGTCAATAGTTCGGGTGTAATCCTTTACCTCACGTGCTTTCCATTCGGAATTAGGTTTACGAACCATTACATTATAATTACCAACCTTGCCACCAAGAATATCTCCTTTTTGTGCACGGTATTGCAAAGCATCAAGTGTTTGTTTAAATTTAGGTTTATGTTCTCTACTAGTGTGAGATAATCTTCGCTGAATTTCTAGTAAGCCTTCATTGGTTACTCTATCGCTGTTAAGATAATCAGCCATTTCTTTATCAGCGGCGGCGAAGTTACCTTCAGATACAGCTACTTGTTTATTATTAACAAACTTTTGTGTATCTTGTGGTTTACGTTCAGCTAATTGTGAATTTGCTCTACGTGTTTCTTCTTTAGCACGTTTAGCTTCATCAATATTATCTTGCAACATACGTCGTTCTTGCGTAGATAAGATTTTACGTACATTCTCAAATTGTGGACCAGTTACATCAAAACCATTAACACCCATTGTTACTAAGTGTTTACTTAATTGTTGTGCTAAATGTCGTTTAGCTGGTAAATAGTCAGGACTGTCTTTAGGAGGTAAAGTACTAATTACATTCTCAACCTGTTTAGCCATATCACGGTTTTGAATATAGCTTTGCACGTTTTGAGGAGTACGCTCTTGGTTATCCATATGTTTAGCGTATTCTGCGATATTTTTAAGTTCTTCTGTAGAATAACCATTAGAAGGTTTAATACCAGCTTTAGCTAAGTAGTTACGAACATTTTTAGATTGCTCTTGTTTTTTAATATCAGAACTTTTAGCATCTTTTTTACGTGCTTCCATTGCATTATGTACACGGTAAGCTGCGTCTTGTGCTTTATATGGGTTATCTTTATATTCGTTTTCAAAGAATGTTTTATTAGGAGAATTAGCATATCTGTCTTCATTATACGCTTTACGATGTTCTGCTATAGCACGAATTTGGTCGTTATATGCGTTATTCTTTTCAGTATCTGCAACACGGCGTTCGACTTCACGAACAGATGTTTTATCTGGGTTTTCACGTTCTAAATTAGCACGTTCAGCATCTGTCAATGTTACACCAAGTCTATCAGCTTTATCTGCTAAACTTTCTTCTTGTGGTACTTCACTTGCATCTTCAATCGTCTCAGTATTATTTGCACCCACCATATCATTGTAAAGATTACGAGATACTAATCGTGCAGATTTTGGTTCTAATCCAGCGTTTACGAAGTTTTCTTCAAACATACGTGGAGAAAGTTGGTCAGCAGGTTTATCACCATGCAACTCCATAATATTTGCACGTTCGTCTTGAAGTCTATTCATCATTTCTGCATAATCTTCAGGTGGACGATTATTAAGTGCTTTATTGACAGCAGTCGCAAAACCACTTTCTTCCATCATAGGAGAATAGGAGGCGTTAGAAATATCATCAATTTCTACATTACCAAGTGGAGTTTCGTTGATAATATCAGGAGTTTCAGTAACATCAGATGCAATATCAATACCCGTATCAGCCATTGGAGTATCATTTACTGCGATAGGTGGTTGAGTACCATCATTGATAATATCATTATCTGCTGTTAAATCAGCCATTTCATCTGCTTTATTTAATGCCTTATTACCAATATGTCTAGCAGCACTACCCATACCGCCAACAGCCATAGATACGTTAAATGCGTCTTTAGCGGCAGACCACATATCATCAGTCCATGTAGATGGGTCTAACATAGATACTTGGTCATAACCTTCTTGCCCTTTGATACGACCTTCAATCGCTTGTTGCCATGCTTCTGTATAACCTTCTAGTGAACTATTGACAGCATTACCAAGCATACTTTTAGCAATAAGTTTACCGCCATCTTTAGCGAACGCACTAGCAAGCATACCAGCTTTACCAGAAACACCAGCACGGTCTGCAATATAATCTAATGCGGCAGGTGCCCAACCTTGGTTTAAAGATTGTTCAAATGCACTACCTGCTACATCGGTATTATAACCAGCATTACGGTAATCGTTATAAATAGAACCAGCATTTTGTAGGTTTTCTAAACCAGCACCTGTTGCGATTTCTGTACCATATTTAGCTACTTTACCTAAACCATTTGCAACGCTACCAGCTAAACCTTCACTTAAACCAGCTCTACCTAGTAAACCACCAATTTTACCAACATTCATCGCACCACTTGCAAAACCTGCTGTACGAACAGCCATACCGATTTGTGGTACCGTATTACCTGCAAAATTACCAATTTGAGCAGCCCAGTAATGAGGATTGATTACTTGCTCATTCCAAGGTAAATCAGCAGTATCGCCCATTGTGCTACGATAGCCAGCTAGATTAGCATAAAAGTTTGCTTCGTTTTCAGCCTTACCTCTAAGCCATTGTGCTGTATCTCCATCAATGTTAGAAAGTCCGTATGCAACGGACCCTAACATATCAGAACCTAGTCTATCAATACCAGCACTAAAGTTGCCTAACGTCTCGTCAAGAATACCATCATAACTGGCTTTACCCATATAGTCAGAACCATATTGGGCTAAGTTATTTTCATATGCGGCTTGAGCATTTCTATTAGCTAATCCGTCTGTCCATCTTGCCATGTATTAAACTCCTTTATCCTGTATAAGCGGATTGTTTTTCTGTACCCCATGCTTTTGTTTTTGCATCTTGGTCATATTGTTGCCAACCTAATACTTTAGATATTGCATCTTGTCCTTCTACTGTATTAGCATATGGGGCTAATTTATCAATAATACTTTGTGTTGTATTTGCTACTGAGCCTTTCCATCCGTCATAAGACGTTTTAGCCCAGTCCGCATCAGAAGCTGCGGTAAATTCTTCTTGACCAGCCGCTAATATTTTACCAACATTATTTTGTTGTGCTATTGTTAAATGAGGTTGACCATCAGAACCTAAGTAAGAACCGTCTGGTAATTTTACACCTGCGGCACCTCTACCACCTGCACGCATACCAGCAACAGCGAGTGCTTGTGCCATTTTAGACTCTTGCAATTCTTTTTGTTGTTGGAATTGCATATTCATTAACTCTTTCTTTTGAGCAAATGCTCTAGCTTGGTCATCAAGTGCTTGTTGGCGTTTCATATTCAACATAGCCATTTGATTATTATTCATATATCTATCAGCCATAGGGTCTAAACGAACACCTAATGCTTGACCTAAACTTGCTAACATCTTGCTATTAGAACTGTTATGACTATCTGCAATCATTTGTGCTAACTGACCAGCATTAGTTAATTTTTGTTGGTTATTAGCTGTATTAGCGGAAGATACCGCTTGATTTACTAAGGCTTTCATTTGGTCTGCATTATTTCTACTTAATGCTGTTCCCATTTCACCAAAGTAAGATGAATTACGTAAGCCAGCAATACGCCCTGCCTGTGTAGCACGTGCGGCTTCTACTTCAGGACTAGCTACTTGGTAATTCATTAATTGATTTATTTTACCCCAGTCTAGTTTTTCATTTGGGTCATCAAATGCAAAATTTTGAGCTTGGGGATTGTTATTCTGATACCGCGTCATAGATGTAGGAGAACCTGCTTGAGAAAATGCATCACGAGCAGCCTTTTCTCTTGGATATAAGTCAGTATCAGCACTACGTTCAAAGTTGTCGTGGAACCACACGGCGGCTTGTTCAGGAGTTTCAAAACTATTAAGTTGATTAATACCTTCTGGACCAAGCTCTTTTAGCATATACTGAAATTGTGCTTCTGGACTACCAGACGAAATGCCTAAAGACTTGGCAAAATCTGCCAAGCCTTGTTGTCTATCTGCACTTGTATATTGGAAGATACCGTAACCATGTGTCCCATTAACTGGAATTTCATTTGCATGACCGCCACCTTCGATAATAGTAGGGTCCATATTGGATTCCATCATACCATTACCAATGATACCAGCGGCTGCCGCAGGAGTTAAACCATACCCCTGTAATAATCCCATGTAATCAGCCATAGTACCTCCTATTTAATATTTTGTGTTAAACCACCGTATGCTTGCCAATAATTAGGAAAATCTTGGTAGTTTTGGTCATGTACCCGCAAACCTTGGTTGGCTTGACCATAACCTTTAATATAGTCAATAGCACCAGCATTATTTGTCAGTGCACCACCGATTGTATTAGCATTTAAACCAAATGCATTACGATAACCACGACCAGCTAAATCCGCTTGAATATTCATAGCTTGATTTTGTAAATCTTTATTTTTTTCATATTCAGGGTTTTGATATAAACCTTGAAGATTTGTTAAGCCAGATGTAAAACCTTGTTGACGTGCCAATTCTTCTTTTTGAGCTTGGTTATTAGCTTCACGAAGAGCACCACGGTCAAGACGGTTATTAAACATCATTCCACCGATAATACCAGCCAAATTGCCTAATTGAGTTTGCCAGTCATTATCTCGAACTTGAATTACTTGCATTTATGCCTCCTAGAACGACTCTGCGTAAATACCTTCTGCCAAGAACATATTATCGTCAGTGTCTAATACTAATTCAAATACTTCTTCCTTGTCTTCTGTATCAAGAATGAATTCAATACGCTCAAATCCATCTTTTGTTTCAACTTTATCACCTTCAGACAATTCAGATAACTCTTTACGACCATCAGGTGTGTTAAATACTTCCGTACTAGTTGTACGAAGTTTGTGGTTATGAGTGACAAGTAAGAAGATTTGTTGCATACCCATGTTTCTATTTTCAGAAACAGTAGCATAACCGTTACGTGTCTTAACTTTATCTCCCTCTTGAATAGAGCCAATCGCTTGTTCACTACCATCAGCCATTTCAACCATTACATAAGATGGGAAACATGCTATAATAGAACCAGCTAAGGATAATGCACCACCTAAGAAGCCACCACTAGAAGATTGTGTGGCAAATGTTCTACCATTATTTAACTGACCTTGAGTTGCTAATGCTTGGTTAGTAGCTTGGCTTTGACCTTGTGCTAATGATAAAGAGTTTTGTACAGGAGTAAACGATGCTTGATGTGCTCTTTGTGCATATTCGATAGGAGTAGCCGCATATTTCATACGTTGGTCCATTAAGCCAGCTGCTGTTTGCAAATTCTTGTCGTAATCTTGCGACATTTGAGCGGCAAAGTTTTTCTGTACATCATTTGTTGTTGTATTAAATCGAGAACTGTCAACAACACCACGTTGAGCCAAGTTGGCTAGGTTTTTACCCATTGTATTTTCATACATACGATTAAAATAGTTTTGTTTAGCATTAGCAAATACGTCTGGTAGAATGCCTTGGCTAAGAGGAATAAACTCATTTTTAATTTGTTGCATTTCAGCTGTTTGGTCATTGTATAATTTTTGCCAATCAGGTGTAACAATATTACTAATGTTATCTGTGCCATATTTTACAAGTGCATCAATACTTGGTTGAATTGAGTCTATATATCTACCCTGCAACGCTATTAGCTGGCGTTCTTCTGGTGTTAATTGGCGTTCATGGAATTCAGTCCTTGACTTGCCCATTTATACCTCCTTTGTAAAATAGTAATACGTACCGTTTTCGTCTGTTCTTTCTTCGTATTCACACTTCGCTAATCTAGCATATGCTTTGGGATTACGTGTATCAGTATATGAAGCTACCCGTTTTAATCCTAATTGTTTAGCCATAGAGTGAACATGTTTCCACCCCTCAACAATAGGGACACCACATCCAATATCAATCTCTAGTGTATCATCTATAATACCGAATGTTAAGAAAGAACCATCTTCTCTTAACCAAATTAGAGGATGGAATAGGTAGTCCCAATCGTCAAGATAACTACGACCGACACGTTTTTGATATTCATCTATATGTTTTTGTATATTAGCTGTAAGGGCTATCGCCATTTTTATGAGCTCCTTTCAAGAAGTCATTCTGGTCTCTACCCTTTCTACGCCGTGCTGATTTTCGCCTCCCCCTTGTTGCAGAGGAGTCACTAACCATACTTTCTCTTTCTAATACTATATCAAAAGAGATATATTTAAAGATAATTGGGTCATCTGTTTCAAATTTAAACCGAAGAATTGGGGAAAGAATTTGTGTTTTAAATTCCCTTTGTAGCTCTGTTGTTGTCCATTTGTGCGTTAATTGTACATCATTAATGTAAATATATCCACGACCGTCATTTTGTTCAGACTGAATATCAATATACGTTCTATAAGCATTAAGGTTATGAGTGTCTCTCATTTCCTTAGATTGAATAAGTTGATGAATAGAATAACCATTATCTGTTGTATATTTAAAATCAAATTCGTAAATAGCACCATGAGTATCATCAGTATTCATAGCTAATAATACATGGTATTGATTTTCACAAATTGATGTAACATTATAAGGGAAAATCCATTTAGTATAACCACCAGTCCAATAGTGGTATACGAACATTTCTCTACTGCAAGCACCACTAACTACCATTTGTTTTGTCCTTCGCAAGTCAGAAATAAATGGTTTAGTAACATTTTCTTTAAGTTCTGGATTGATATTATCACCAATATCCATTACATTGAAGTTGGCATATACTTGAGAACTTTTAACAGATTTTAAACCACGAGTGGAAACGAATACAATATCAGAGTTAATATTATCACAAGCGTGTCTACTTACAACATCGGAATTATTAGCAAGTAGAGTAATAGACCATTCTTCTGGTTCATTTTGAACGTCATATATATAGCCATTGCTTTTAAATACCAATACATCAGAAGCTAATTCAGCTACAGCAATAATGTCCCCACCATCACCATAACCAACATTAACATCTTTACGTGCTGAAGCATCATTACTATTTTCATTCCAGCTGGTTACGTCACCAATAGCGGAATAAATTAACAAATCAGAACCTGTTTTGGCGACAACTACACGAGATGAACGTGTAAAGACAATATCACAATTAGGACTACCTTCAATTACTTTAAGTGTTTGGTAATTGTATTCTTGTAATTTAGAGCCACTTGCGATTAACAAAGAGCCTTTCCATTTACAACAAGAAGGGCGTTCCGCATCCCCATTAATTTTACCAATTAATATAGGTTGTTTGCCGAATTCATATCTGTACACCTCTTTGTTTTTAAGAAATACGAAGAAATCATTCATTTCGTAATCATTGTATACATGCGTCACAGGAGAATTAAAAGAAGCAAGAGGGGTACTTAAACCCCTCCGTGTTCTTAACTTACTACCTACTACATCAAACTCCATGTTTTCTAGGCGAACAACTTCATTATCTTTGATAAATTCAGGAGACTTGGCAATGTTCATACCACCAGTCAAATCATCTAATTTGACGGTAACAATTTTTTTAGTTTTACCACGTTTTTGAGCCATTAATATGTACCAATTTGTTTCACTTCTTCTTCAGTGATAGGAGAGCCATCATGATGGATAGCAATACCAATCATATAATTAGGTCGTTGTTTATTCTGTTTAATCTTGTCTAAAATAGTAGTGTCAGTACTATAAACTCCGTCTTCAGTTGAAACAATGCATTGAGGATTTAATCTACCAGCTGTATCAGAATAATGGAATACTAATCTGTTGTCTTCTAATTCTAACACGGCAGCGTTATATCCTTCATGTAAAGGTATTGTCTGTGATGCTAGAGATTTGATAAGTTTAACTGGTATGTATTCAAAATCGCCATTATCTTTTGGTAAGATTAACATCGCATTAATAGAACTGTAAACACCTAGATTATTGAGTGTATTAAAAATTTCTGGACGAGATTGATATACGCCTATTTTAACACGCACACCTTTTAATTGAGTTAAACGTGGCATATAGTCTTCGACGTTTACATGTTGTTGGAAATTTGCGTCATCGACATGTTCGTCTAATGGAGTTTGCATCATCACGTATATATTATTAGGTTGTACCATTGAAATATCTTTAATTGGCATTGTTAATGTATGTTCTTGACCTTTTGTTGTATATTTAATAACTACATTACCGTCTGTATTTTCAGCTGGTTGTGGCGTAATACTAGCACTCAAGACTGTATATGGCACATGACCAAATTCTTGATTATTAACCATAACACTAAATATTCGTGTATTTGTATTATAGTCAATTCTATCTTTATATGGACTATCTACAATTTGCACGTTGTTAATATCATATAAAGAATATACATTTACTTGATTCTCTTTAATATCTTCATGTGTTTCACTAATATTACCAACAGGTTCTAGTGTATTCTGATTGTTTTTGATAAATATATTACCAGTATCTAAGTTATCTAAATAGTCTTGTGGAACACCAGCTGAAATGGAATTAATTTCATTTACAAAAGTAGAAAATCTACCTTTTGAGTTTACACCTTTAGCACGAATTGCATCAGCAATCGCTTTTTTTGTTTTATTGAGTTCTTCAACACTTACAATTACACTTTGAATATCCATAAAACCTCCTATTGGTTTAATTTATCAAGAGCTGTTTTAAGGGCTGTTAAATCTGCTTCGTATTTAGCCTTAGAAATAAATGTATCATCTGTTTCTTTTTTTGTATATAATGTTTTAGAAGCATTATCAAAATCTTTAGTTGTTAAAATAGCACGAGATGCTGTACCGTCCCACCATGTAATGCGTGACGCTGATAAAGCCATTGGTTTATCTTTATTGCCAACTTCTACGCCATTACCGTTATTAAGTTTAATTAAACCCCATTCTACACCAGATGTATCTTTACCAGTTAATGGAGTATTATTAGCTAATGCTGGTACACTTGGAGGAGTGTAATTGATATTATTAAAGTATTTAGTGTTTGAACTATGTTTATACACTTCAACTTTACCATTACGGTTTACAGTAAAATACACCTCTCCATTATAGATAGCAAAATCTTCAACTTCAAGTGTAGATGTTACCTCTGTATTAGTAACATTATCATCTATGTTCTCAATAATATAGCCACCAACAGAAAATACAATACTTTGACCGTTATATAACGCACCATTTGTATCTTGACTTGTAGAAATAATGGGCATTGTTTTAGTATTGATAAATACTCTGTTCTCATTATAATATTGAATAGTACGTTGCTTTGTTATACCAGTATATAAGATAGAAACAAATTTGTTTGAAGCTTTATCATAGGCTAAATTGAAGACTTTATTAGGGAAATTTACCGTTCCTTCAATCGCCATATTAGCATTCATAACTGCTACTTGATTAGGATTTACAGAACCATTTGTTACATAGATTTTACCTTTATAAGAACATAATGTGTTGCAATGACCCAATCTATTTTTATCTGTAAATGTTTGTTTGGACATTAAAGTAGAGAAATCAGCATTGTATTTATAGAATACTTGTTTAGTATTGTCACTATTTACACAAGCAATATAAAAAGCATTTACTTCTTCATTATATGTGAAGCCCTGACATTGGTTTACGCCGCTATCTAATGGGATTTCTAATACCTTGACAATATTAGCTGCACTTTTGAAAAGTGTTGGTTCTGAACCTTTAAGACTTTTAATAAAATCAGCTTCTGTACCTGTATTACCAAGACCTAACCAAGATTGATATGCACTTTTACCATCACTACCTTTTGGACCTGCTGGACCTATATCACCTTTTTGACCATTAGGACCTACTGGACCAGTTAGACCTTGCGGTCCTCTTTCACCTGCATCTCCTTTAGGTCCTGCTATACCTTGTGGTCCTTGTGGTCCTGCATTACCTTGTAAACCTTGCGGACCTATTGCACCCCTAGGACCTTGTGGACCTGTTGGACCTATAGGACCCTGTGGACCAATATCACCTTTATCACCCTTTACGCCAGTCATGGTTGTTAAATATTCTAAAGCTGTATCTGTTTTAACAAATACCTTACCGTTATCAGCGTCATTAGAACGTATCATAACCAAACTATTTTGTGTAAATGTACCAATTTTGCTGTTCATAACAGCTATTGATGGTTGGATAGAGCTGATTTTGAAAGGTTCCCCTCTTTCACCTCTTGGTCCTTGTAGACCAGTAGGACCGATTGGACCAATAGGACCACGCTCACCTTGTACGCCACGGGGACCTTGAGGACCCGCTTCACCACGAATACCTTGGATACCTTGCAATCCTTGAGGACCAGCAGGACCTACGTTACCTTGCTCACCTTTAGGTCCAATAGGACCACGTTCGCCTGTATCGCCTTTAGGACCAGTTAAACCAGTAGGACCAATAGGACCTTGGGAGCCTATTTCCCCCTTTGGACCTACATCACCCTGTAAGCCTTTAGGTCCTATTAAGCCTTGAATACCTTGTGGACCTTGCGGACCATCATTACCTTTTGGACCGATTGGACCTTGAGGACCTACATTACCCGCAGGACCTCTTTCTCCAGTTTCACCCTTATCACCTTTAGGACCTTTTAATTTTTCCAACTGTGCAGGAGTGAAATCTTCAAATTTAAAATCTTTACCATTTTTGCCATCTTTCCCATCACGATTATGATTAATCGTAATATTAGGAGTAGCAGCTTGTATAATTTTAATAATTTTATCAGCCATATATACCTCCTAGTGGAAAGAAATTCCGGGACTGACAATAAATTTACCTTGTACAATACGTTCTTTTCGTCCATGTACATTAGTTTGCTGAACATCATAATAGTAAGAATTAGTTTCACCGTAATACTCACCATCAGTATCAATGTTACCAGTTACATCTGAAGAAAAGTTAATATTTAATACACCTTTTGTGGCATCACTAATGACACATTCTGCTTCTGCAATGACTTCTTGACTCTCTGCTGTTTCTCTAACCTTACAAGCAAATTTATACCCAGTAATATCAATTGGTGTATTCTTGCTATCACTGATAATCATTTGTAAAGCATAGTCGTCGCCCTGATTAACAGTAATGTCATATACTGGTACAGTAGATTTAAACTTTGCCATTATTCAGCTCCTTTTCTTTCTTCATAAGTTCCTTGTGCTGTATTGTATTTAGAGTTGATTAATTTATTAGCAACTTGTGTCATAGGACCACCACCTGCCGCCATAGTAGCAAGTGTTTCGTAATGGTCCCATCTAGCGTCAAAGAATACTAAGTAAATTGTAACACCAATAAATAGCAATACAAACAAGACAGAAATTGTACGAGTGAGGGATAAACCCCCATTCTCATACATTAACATTTCAAGAATACGCTTCAAGATTTTATCACCTCTTTGGTTTCCTTGATAAATTTACGCAACTCTTTAAACCATTTAAAGGCTTCTGCGTCTAGTTCATTTAATTTTTCAATAATAGATACAATTTCACACAACATCGGTGCTAACATAAATAGCATTGATAGTAATGCGTCTATTCTGAACCCCATAACAGGAACATCAGGTAATGACCATGCTGTAGCTGCGAGAGTGAAGAAAATAGGATATTCAAACGATACTTTAGAAAATAAAGATTTACGAAATGCCTTACTAACTAAAAATCTTTTTGTTTTCCCATTTGAGAGAGTAACAGTTCCCCAACCAAGGAATAATGCTTTAAACATATTCCATGTAGTGCATTCTTTACCAACTGCTTTATTATATTCAACAAGTTCAATAACAAACCGTAATAGAATATCTATTAACAATAGAATTGTTACGGCTAAAATACAGAAAATAATATCATATACAGCATTATCTGGTGTGCTATGATATAAATAGAAAAGAATGCTATCCCTTGGTGGTGGCAGCATTATTTCAATCATTAAACCTCCTAGCTAATAGATGTAGCATCTAACACTAATAACAAAGTTTGATTTGTAACGAAACTGTCTTTAGAAAATGAGCGTGTTGTTCCACTAGCACCAGTCTTTTTCATTTTTACCAATTTAAAAGACTTCTCAGTATTCATATAACAAGCAACTAACTCAACATAACTGTTATTATCAGCACCACGACCATAATGTAAAGAGTTGTATACACTCATGTCCAACGGAACAATAGCGATTGGCACATCGTATTTATACTCTTTGTTGAAGTCTGTTTCAAAATTTTTAAAGTGGATTATATCAATAATATCAGTATATTTATTTTTACTATCAAAAATTACTTCACCTTTATCATTAAAAATTTGCATACCGCTTTTGGAGTTTGTATCCCCAACGCCCTGCTCTACGGTATAAATTTTTGTTTGATTTTTATTGATATTTTTGCCGAGGAAACTGGCATCACCAGTAATTGTTGGATTATCTCTACGAGAAGAAGGACGATAATGTAATCCGTGAGCATCGAAACCTTGCAATGAGCCAGTGTTCATGCCACTTATCCATGTTAGTGCACCATCATAATCGGCTATTAATTTAGTAGAACCTTTTTTGCGAAAGTAATTAGTTGCGTGGAATGCTAAACCAACTCCTTTGACTGCAACAAGTTTTTGGTCGGCATCAGTCGTAAACCATAAGCCATCATATGTGCTATCTAAATAGTCATCATGTGTTAAGGAGTCGTTAAATGTTTGCTCTTTTGTGAACCTTAAATGCACTGTGTTGTCGTCAATGACTTTTGTGCCATTATTAGTTACCGAAATATATTCTGACATTATTTTGCCCTCCCAAATATATAAACATTAATACGTCCATTTTCACTGGAACCAAATGCAGATGATGCATTTCCCTCGGAAAATTCCCACGAGATGGTATGCCCATTGACATTACAATATTTAATATCACTATAATGCCATACTGTGTCAGAGCAATGTAATACAGCAAATGCAAGAATTTCTTCGCCATTTTTAGGCGTAACTGATGTAGAACCTTTCAAATCTTGCAGTTTTAACATTTTTAATAATCGTAAACCACGATAATTAGTTCCTAAAATTAATTTATTTTGTTCATTATAAATCTCAATACCAGCTGGCACTTTGTCCTCCTTTTTAAAGAAAGATTTTACCTTCTCTTTAATTTTTTTAAACCAACTCAATTCCACACCCCCACTCTAACACGTAATCTGTTATTTTCATCATACACCTCAATTAAGTTGTCTCTAATTTCTGTTCTAGCACCAGTAGTAGCTGTTCTCAACGTGCCAATCTTAGCACTAATACTAGACAAACTATTGACATTTAATTTGTCACCAGAAATTGAACCTGCTTGAATTTTATCTGCATTGACTGCACCAGCTGCAAGTTTATTTGTATCAATAGAACCAGCTTGAATTTTATCACCGCTAATACTGTTCGCTGCAATTTTATCGCCAGAAATGCTACCTGTAATAATTTTATCGCCTGTAATTGTATTGGCTTTAAGTTTATCACCTGTTATAGTATTAGTAGCTATCTTCTCTGCTGTAATTTCTCCAGTTTTAATTTTATCTGAAGTAATAGCATTAGCTGCAATTTTATCACCTGTAATAGCATTTGCTACTAACTTATCAGTAGTAATAGCACCATCTGCAATCTTTGTACCAACAACTGCTTTATCACCAATATATTTTGCGACAATGATGCCGTTATCAAATACTGTTCTGTCTGTAATGTGTACAGCATCTGGTGGAATTTCTTCCACTGTACTTGTTGTTACTGGACTAGATAACTCGCCATTACCAAAAACATCAGTGTAGCAAATCTTGATAGTGTAGTTACCAGTAGAACAATTAAAACTAAATTTGTTATCAGCCACAAAATGTTCTTCATTATTAATATAAATTTTAGCTCCTATACAATCTTCTGGAATGCTTGCAAATGTGATATATAGACCTTCAAATACAGGTGTAATATTAATGTGAGTTGGAGCGGCAGGAACAGATTTAGAATAATTTAAAGTAGTTGGAGCAGAATAAGAATTCCCAACACCTTTATTATACAAGTAGGCTGTACCGACACGTGCATATGGTAAAGAGGTGGAATTCCAACCAGTAGTTAAGTCTAACCGATTGTGCTCTTCTCCTACATTTGCATCTAAACGTAATTCTGTCCATTGGTAGTCATTTTGTGGATGCTGTTTCCATGACCAATAAGCACCACGTTTATCAAAAATTACTGTAAATTCGTATGGTGATTTAGGGATATGGGTCTCTTCAGAAACATAGTAATATGTTACAGGTGCATGGACTTTTTCTGACAAAGCATTACGAATATCCCTACCACGAATGACGAATTCATATTTTTTGCCAATTTCTGCATTTGGCAATGTAAAGGTGTTAGTTTTGCCAGTGTCATAATGTTGGAATACTTCTTTATTGGCAAACATATCAGGAGTATCATGAAAGTCACCGACTTTAACATCAATACTGACACCAGCATATTGTTTAATTGGTACTGAATCCCAACGTAACATTAATGATACATTACCATTAATACTCTTTTCATCAATGGTAATATTCTGTATTTGTTCTGTAATGGTGTCTGGATTATCAGCTATACCATTCCATACTTTAGTAACTTCGCTAATTTGGTCCTCTAAAGCAACCTTAATATCATTTAGATACCCTTTAAGCAAGGAGATAAATTTACGACCATCACCATTTATGGTAGATGGCAGGTTATTTTGTTTATCCATTTATCCTCCTATAAATAATTAATAATAGCCTCCACAAAGTCTTGTTCTACTGTCATATCGAATTCATGATTACTCATTGCGAATACGATAGTCAATTGAGCAAGAATATTAGAGAATGCTTCGTTTGTCCACGGTAATTCATCATTAACTGTAGATACAAATTGAGGTCTGCGATAGTATCGAACTGTATAAGGCAATTCACCATAACATTCAATTGTTTTACCTTTGTTCTTTAAAAGTAATGGTGCTTGGTTGGTTGCTTTGTACCAATCTGACGGTGTTGGTGTTTCCTTTTGTGTAAAAGTAATATCGCCGATAACCTCATAATAATTATTGTCGATAAGTACATGCCATACAAAATCAATCGCATCATTAAAGTATGCAATCAATTCATCATCATCGTACCCGCTTTCAATACTATCAGATAAGCGGTTTCTTAGTGCCGCTTTAGTCATTAATTCTTTTACTGTCATATTACCTCCTAGCCTTGGTCAGCTGGTGTAGTATTGCTATTTTGTCCTTCCTTTTCAAGAGAAGGTTTAGCTTCATATAACAAGAATTGTAATAATTGTTTATTAAACATGACACGCTTGAATGGAATTTCATCTTCCAAGCTTTTAACGTGGGGCATAGCTACGTAATAAACAATTTCAAGTTCCCCATCAAACTCTGGGTCAAGATGTTTCATAATAGGACCGTCAGTACGGTATTCAAATTCAACAGGGAATTGACCTTGAAATGCAATGAAATCATCAGGACGTTTAGTTTCCTGTGTACCATTCAATGTCATTTTCTTTGTAAGTTCTGGGTCGTTTTGATTGTATAATTCATAAGACAAGCGGTCGATAGCGTTATTTAAGCAGTAAATCAACTCAATATCAGAGTATGATGTTTTCTGCATATCGCCAAGGCGTTGTCTTGCTAAAATCAACATTTCTTTTACCTTCATTACGGCTCCTTATACATAGAACTGCATAGGTCGTTCAATAGGTCTGCTACTATCACTCGCTGTCATCTTTTTGATTTCATCAGCAATTAGTTTAGCCATGCCATCAGAACCACCTGTTTTATCAGGTTCTTTTCTTAATAACATTGTAGAGAAACGTACAAACATATCAAACAATACAGCTGGTAAATCAATCTCATCTGTTACATCTTCTACTTCATTAATAATACGATAGTATTTTAATGTTGTAGGATTTTCAAGATAGATTTTATTACCCATAATCTCATAAGTTTTATTAGTATCTTCTTCAATACTATCAAACTTACCAAAATCACTAGGTAATTTAGCTACACCATTATTTGGTTTAATATTCACCTTATTGGCAATATAAGAGCTTTCTACATTGATAAGAGATAAATTTACATACCTCAATACGCTATTAATAGCATCAATAAGTTCATTATTAGAATGTTGTCTATTGTACGCTTCGTCTAAGTTATATAAAATACTCTCAATGACGGATTGTACTCTAATCATTAAATACCCCCGTATTTGGCTGTAGATTTAATAATTTTACCTGTATTTTCAGAGTAAATAGTATTAGTAGTTCTAAATTCTGGGTTTTTAGCTAACCAGATATTTAACCATTTAGATGCCTCTACATTATCTTTACCTTGACATTGTTGATATTGCATCAATTCAAAATCTGTAGCAAATCTATGGCGTGGTATCATAGCAATCTTTTTAGCTTTACCACCATGAATTCTACCTTCCTCCATGCTGTCACGCATTCGTTTACATTCACGGAGTACTACACCTTCATCATATGTTTGTTTGATTTTCCATTCACCAGTTTTAGGGTCAACCTCTACTTGTGTTCCTAATTTCATAGTACCTCCTAAAAAAAATAGGGGAGGTCGCCCTCCCCATATTATGTATTATTTTTTGATGTTGTAAATGCGAGCGTTTGCAATAGGAGCTGTACATTCTAAAGTAGCATCACCAGTGATGTATTTAGATTTGTAAGTACCTTTACGCAAGCCATCTTCAACGTGGAATGGAATTAAGTAACCCAATTTCCAGTATTGTGCTTCGATTAAGTCAACTACGTCATCTGTGTACATACGGTGGGAAACCAAGTCAATACGACCAAAGTCTGTTTCCAATACATCTACAACTTCTACTAATTCTTTAGAAGTTTGTTCACGGTTTTTAGTAGTGCCTTGAGTAAAACCAGAGCATACACGTTTGTTTTTACCAGACATTACTGCGAAGTCGATGGAACCACCACGGGACCAAGCTGCTTGCATAGCGTCATTGATAAGGTCAAATGTCAACTTACCAGCATTTGCACCAGTAATAGCACCAGCATCTACTGCATTACCAGAAGTTAATTCTGTAGAACCTGCATTAACAGCAGCGTTTGGTTTGACAATAGCAGGAGCTGTTGCAGTTGTTTCTTGTTCTGTAGCACAGATATTGAAAGTATTAGCATCAATTACTTTTACAAAGTATTGAGTGTTAGCTTTCAAATTAGTATCAAGAGTACCAGTTTTTGCACGGAACATAACAACGTCGCCGTTTACAAATTTATGGTTAGTCAAAGTGAATACGCCAGCCGTAGTTGCTGTTACTTCTTTGAAGTTTGCCAAGAAGTAAGGAATACCACCCATTTTACCAGCGATAGCATCATCACCCATAACTTTAGATTTGTTGCGAACGATAGCGTACTCAAGGTCACGACCAATTTCTTTAGTCGCTTTTACCATTTGGTAGCCCAATTCATCGGACACACCATATTTAGCGATTGCTTGAGTAGTATCAGTTACGGAGTAACCATGTAAGAATTTTTGTACATAGTTGGATTCACGTTTACGTGGATTTGCTTTTTGAGAGTCGAAATCAACTGCTTCTTGGTAAGCATTTTCCATTGCTGGACGCAAGGAGTCATTTAACCATGCATGTTCTGTAGATTTAACAGAAGTTTTACCAAACTTATTAGTCAAAAGTGTTTGGTCAGGGTCAATTGCTGTGACGAAATCAGTGATGTCCTCTTTCTTACCTACAACGGTAAAAGAACGGACAGCTGTATCTTTATCTGCCAATGTGTTATACCTCTTTCAAAAATTATAATCTGGTCAAGCCAGTTTGTTGGAATACTTTAACCAACTCATCGTTCGTCATGCGACCTAAAGATTTAAAGTCAACTTGTTGTGTTGCAGACATAGGAGGTCGTTCAGAACTACCAGCACCTTCTAATACAGGAGGTTTTGGTTTATTAGTTGGTTGTGGAATATTTGGTACCGTTTGTTGCGGTGTTTGTTGCTGATTGTATTGTGCGTTCATCATACCATAATACTCATTACGAGCTGCGGTCATGAATTGTGCTACTGTATCAGCATCATAGTTATCTAAAGCATTTTGAATTTTTACTGCTTGTTGATAAGGCATGTTTTGCAACTTATATTGTGCATAACGGTCAATTTCATCAAAGTTAGGGTCTTGACGGAATTGGTTTACCACGTGAGTGAAATTCTTTTGAACAGCTTGTTGTTCATAAATTTGTGCTTTAATAGTAGCTACGCTATCTGCTAATGCCGCAATATGAACTGGATTAAGTTCATCGAACTCAGTCCCTAAATGTTTTTCAACTTCACCTTTAGCAAACTCTGTTAATTTATTGTAATATTCCGCTTGTGTAACTTGTGGTTGTTGCGGCTCTTGTACTTGTGGTTGTGTTTGAGGTTGTTGATATTGAGCGTATTGTTGTTGTAACTGACGGCGTTCATCAGCCAATGCTTGTGTTTTACGAGAATAATCAGCTTGTCGTTGATAACCGTTTAGTAATTCCTCAAGAGGGACTTGCATTTCTTGACCGTCAACTTTGACTGTATACATTTGTGGTTCTGGTGCTTTATTTTCTGGTTCGGTTTCTGTAGGTTGTCCTTCTTCAGATTCCTGCGTTTCTGGAGCAGGGTCTATTTCTTCATCGCCATCAAAAGAAAGCATTCGATTGCCATTAAAGAATACGTCTCCGTTTTCATCAATGCCAAAATCAAAATCAGCAGGTGCAGTGTCGCCACCTGTTTCAGCTACATCAGTAACTTCTGTTGGTTCAGTTTCCGTTGCAGGTACGTCTACTTCACCTTCTGCAAATGTTTGCAAATTAAATTCAAAATCCTTCATGTTTTCTCCTTTCACTCCCTAACGGGTTGGTGAATGTTAATACAAATTATAAGCCATCTATAAATTATGGAAGAAACGACCGATGGCGGAACCGTCCCAAATAGATTGATGCGGTGCTTGAATAGTGTAGTCACCACTAAATCGTGGTTGTGGTGCTGGAGCTGGTGCACTTACTTCACTAGGAGTATCTGATGGTGCTTCATAATAACCACTATCAGGTTCGCTGTACGAATAAGATGCCGCTCTAGCTGCTGCTACTCTAGCCGCTTCAGCTTCTGCTTCTTGACGCAAACGTTCTTGTTCTGCTAAATATTCACGATATGGTGCACGAATGGCTCCTTGCCGATACAACTCTTCGATTTCTTGGGGATGGAATTCAGTTCTTGCTTTCATTGATGCAATATCATCCTTTCCCCAACCTAACTCTCCGAGTTTACCGTCGTCCGCCCATTGATAACCCATCTCCTTAGAGAATGGATTTTGTCGTGCCCATGCCATATCTTGAGGAATAGCATCCATACGTTGCTGAGCAATCTGTCCCATGGTTAATGGGGTATAGTTCCCTTCAGCCGCGTTACGGAATTTATCCTCTAAAGCTTTACCTTGTTGCAAAATATCATAGATAGCACTAGGATTAGATAATCCTTGATGGCTAGCTGCGAATTCCTTACTACCATCACTTTGGAATTTAGGTGCCATACTCACAGATGTGAAATCTTGAGATGGTTTAAATGCACCATTTGGAGCGAAGCCCTGAGTTGCCTCATATTGAGCTTTCGCCTGATTAATCGGTTCTCGTTGCTTCATGTAGTCTTGATAGTTAGGAGCAGCTGGCTGAATACCAGCTTTTTTTGCTAATTGTTCTGCAATTGGAGCATAACCCATATGTGGTACAAAGTCAGTTTGTGGTTGACTAGGTGCAGGGTCAGCTGGCATTACTTGATGTTGTGCTTTTGCATTAAGACTAGGCTTCTTATTTAGCAATGTTTGCTGTTCTGGAGTAAAGCTTTGCCTTTCACTATATTCATTATTTGTAGAACTTTCGCCACTATTTTGTTTCATTTGAGGCACTTCTGTGAAAGTTCCTGTATTAATGTCATATTGAAAGGGTAACTTCTTGTTACTATAAGAAATTTCCAATTTTACATATCCTTTCTAAAAAATGTTCTTAACCCTGAACAGGGAGATAATTGGACCACCTCCATCATACTACGCCATATACGAGTTCAGTCATCAAATTATCACCCCCAATCGTGGTTATTGTATTTATTCTGGATAAAAGCCTTGTTGGCTATTAAAAGCCTCAGCCTCCAAAATCGCTTTAAGGTCAGCTTCTGCCATATCACCATTAGCAATTACAGCAGTTAAGAAGTCATTAAAAGCCTCCGATGCGACCAGTAGGTTCCGTTGGTGCTCCATTTCCTTGACGGGGCACGTTTTGAGGCGATTGATTATCAACCCTTGATACGCCTCCAACCAGTCCTT